TGCGGCTTGTACTTATTATGAAACTCAGCTTTCTTATGAATATGCGGCTTGTACTTATTATGAAACTCAGCTTTCTTATGAATATGCAGAATGTACTTATCCAAGTTATTATTAAGATAAAGTTAAAGGATTTAGTTTTATGGCTAATATTAGAGTTCCAATGAATTTTGGGGAAGCTTGTCGAGTTAATGGCATTGCTTATGGCAAGGTTTATGATGCGGGAGTTAGCGTAACGGGGGTTGTTTATGTTGCTAATAATTTGTGGAGAGTCCCTTACGTTGCTCATGGTTTGGTTGCAGGATGCGGTGTTTATTTAAGTATATCTGGTACTGGTGGTTCGTATTCAGGGACCTTGCCTGTTTATTCAGTAATAGATGCTGATAATTTTTATGTTATGAATATTACTGGAATATATATAGGTCATTCTTCCAGTGGTATATGTAAGAAGACACAACCTTCAGTTGGCCAAGCAACAGATTCGATAGAGGATGGGGACGCAACCGGATATGCTGATTATACTTGGTATTATGATGATAATGGAAGAGGGGGTGGGGGTGCTCATAGAATTTGGACGGCTTGCCAAATGGCTGTTTGTAATTTGCCAGTAAATTGTCACGATGTTTATGCTGGAGAACCTGTAAATGAAGTTTACAGGACTCTTAGCTTAATTACAGTAACCAGAAGTGGAGTTCTGAGGGTGTGGCATGATTATCGGGAAAGAGGCGCGATAGCTGGTTATATTTATATAAATGATGTTTATGTAGGAACGACCGAAGGTGGTCAAAGTAATGCTGTTCCATATAGATTAATAGCAGGTGACGTAGTAACAGCAGCTACTAAATGGGCGAAGTCCCATTATAGTGTGCCAGGGTATGACTTACAGGGTCATGTTGGATCTGTCTTTCTTCCTTATACTTGGCCATGAGGTGATTCATGTCAGATGCTACTACTGTTTATGCTCCTAATAATTATGGTTATGCTTGGAAGCATTTTTCTACCCATACAACAGTAACAGGGGGTGAAACTTCCCTTGCGACTTGTTATGGGTTGGTGAGGTTTCCTGAGACAAATGTAACGGGTGAGATCAATAGTAATTATGTAATGGAAATTGTATGGCCTAGTCATGGCATGGTATTAACAAATTTTGTAAAAGTAAATATGGTTAACAGTTCAGCGAATGTGGTTGATGGAACCTATCCTGTGGTGATGATTCCGGACGCTGATCATTTTGTTATTTCATTTCCAGGATGGATGTATAATGGGAATTACACAGGGACGGCTCAGCTTCAACAGCCACTTCCTGGAGTTCCAACTATTTCTGTTGGCGCAACCGATGTTTTGAATTATCAGTCATATACTTGGTATTATGATGATAGTTCTTTGGGTTTAGGACCTGTACACAGAACTTGGGACCCATGCGATGTATGTGTAAGTCAATTGCCTCAGCACTCTAGATTAAACATCCTTCACACAGAGATGCCAGTTGAATTTACCGTTCCACTTGATGGAGTAATGAGATTTTGGAGTAGCACTGCTTTTTTTTTCCGTGTATCTATCAATGGATATGTTTGGTATACTCCGACAAATCCCGCGTTTTATTATGCTTATCCATTGAGGGTAAAGGCTGGTGACGTAATAAAAATGGAGCTTGGAAGTGGAAGTGGTGACTTTTCTTATGTTTTTCTTCCCTATGAATGGCCCCCAACAACCCCTTAATCTGTGTTTTTATGATTGATGTAGAAAAACTTAAAGAAGCCTTGGTTCATTCTATTTTTGGGCGGTATAATGAGGCTGCACAGCTAATTGTAGCCAGTAGGGCTCCTGCTGTTGGGTTGAGAGTAGAAGACATTAGAGAGGCTATTTTAAGGGTAGAGAGTCAAGAATTACAAGAGGGTCATGATTTCCTTCCTCATCCTGATTGGAGACCCAACACGGGTTCTGGTTGTTGTTGTAAATAGAGAAAGGTGGCTATAGATGAGTTCTTTGTCTGTATCTATTATCATGAAAAACGAAGAGGGTTGTATTGCAAGGTGTTTATCTACAGTTTCTAAATTTGCCGATGAGATTATTGTTGTTGATACTGGATCAACTGACAAATCTAAAGAAATTGCAGCAACCTTCTCAAGAGTTAAGCTTTTTGATTCAGAATATTTTAACAAAGATACTCATTTTTCTGATTTTGAGTTTGGTAAAGCAAAAAATGAGGCAATCAAGAAGTGTACGAAAGATTGGCTGCTTTGGTGGGATGCAGATGATTACATAGATGAAGAGAATATAAATAAGATTTTGGGGATTATTAATACAGAAAAGAACCCTTGTCTTTTTTCTTTTGATATTTCTTATGGATTTTTGCGCTTTGAGCATTGCCGTCTTTTCAAAAATAATGCAGACATCTTTTTCGATGAGACGCATGCTTGTCATGAATATTTAAACACAAATGGCTTCCCTCTTTATATTCGGAAGGACGTTGTTATTCAGCATCTTCCGGAGCACAAGACTGTTTCTTCCTCAAAGCGTAATATTGCTATTATGGAAAAGGATTATTACCGCAGGAAGCGTCAAGATCCTAGGACCATGTTTTACTTGGCTAATGGGTATAGGGAAGATGGTCAGTATGATAAAGCCATAGATTTTTATGATAAATATCTTCAAGTTTCCAATTGGAATGAGGAGAGATATTTTGCAAGGTATTATAAAGCTCAGTGTTTATTTCGTTCTGGAAAATTAGAAGAGAGCCGGAATGAGGTTCTTAGGTCTTTGACAGAAGATTTTCGTTTTGCAGAATCTTTTTGTTTTTTAGGTGATGTTGCTTTTTATTTTAAGGACTATGAAAAGGCGATTCTTTGGTATAAGATGGCTTTGTCTACTCCATATCCGAAAGATGCCAGACTTTTTGTTTCTCGCTATTCTTATTCTGATTATCCAACCGCAAAAATTGGTGAGTGTTTATCTTTGGTTGGAGAAACCGGGCAATTAGCACAAGTAGTACAGCCAGTACAACCAGAAGCTAATCCTGAAGCAAAAGAAGTTACAAAGCGTATTTGTAATTTCACATTGCCAGAAGATAAAGGTTTGGCAATGATTGCAGCAATGGTGTTTTCTAATTGTGTTAATAAAGGCTTGGCTGATATAAGCGTATTTGTTAAGGACGATTGGCAGAGGGCTTTGATGTCCAAATTTGCCAAAATAAGTCTTTCTAATGAATTAGGAGCAAAGATATCACTTCCTTCCAAGCTAAAAGAAAAGCATTTGTTGGAATGGGTTTCTAGATCTTCTGGTTTTTATGATTTAAATATTGATCCTGTTATTATCAACGGGGATTTTGAAAACCCTAGAGATACGATTTTACTTCAAAACGTTATGGATTCTCCTGTTCTTGAGCGGGTAAAAATGTTGAATGGGGGTAAGAGGGCAATTGCAATGGTTAGTGAGGATGGTGGTTTTGACGAGACGGTTTCTTTTTTTATGAAGGGTTCAATATTTATTGGGAATGCGGGGTGGCTTCAGCATTTAGCACAATGGTTTAATATTCCTGCTTTTATTGTTATGGGAGATAAAAATTTCAAAGAATATTCTTGGGGTAATCAAGAGAATGTTCCGACTATGGTTATACCAAAGCTGGAAAGTTTTTATTCTAGGAGTCAACAATGGTAGACGGGTTTGAGGCATATTATAATCCCCAGTCACTTCATCCTTGTGACTTGCTTGGTATTTTAATTAAAGAATCGAAGCTGATTGGTCTTGTTAATAATTATCCGTTGAGGAGAACTGCTGTGCCATATGATGCTATAGAACTTTATGCTGGGAATAAACGTAGACTTAGGCTTTATGTTAAGGATGCAAGTCTTAATCCAATTAATTTAACTGGTGCTGTTTGTACTTTTACTTTAAAGAAAATTAAAAGTGGTCCTGTTGTTTTTTCCAAGAGGACTAATTATCCAGCAGAAGGTATGATTGGTTCAGCGGATCAGGGCGAGGCTTTCTTTTATGTTAATCCGGCTGATACTCAGAGTTTAGATATTGCTCAATATGTGTATGACGTAAAGGTTGTGCTTGTGGGGGATGATGGACCCTATACTACTAACGAGGGTGTAATAAATCTTAAGAAGCCGGTAGGGTAAACTCCTATTCCTGTTGGTATAATATCTTAACTGGGGATCAGGAGTATTATTATGTCTAGAATGTGGGTTCGCAATGATGGCTTTTTAATTATTGAATGTGATTATGAGCAACGGAATTTGGTAAAAGAGATAGGTGGGAGATGGGATGTAGTAGAAAGGGCTTGGGTTGTTGCATTTAGTATTTCCAATGTGGAATATTTAGTTGACGAGATTGATTCTTTAACGGTTGATCAGTCTGTTGAAGATAAGCTGCATCAACAGATAGAAAAAGAAGACAAGCTAAATAAAATCCGGGAAATGTCCAAACAGGATGTTCCGGTTCGTCTTCTTGTCCCTGGTCTTAAGGAGAATTGTAGACTCTATAATTACCAAAAACTGGGTGTTGTCTATTCTTTAACAAATGCAGAAGGGGTATTAATTGCCGACGAAATGGGTTTGGGAAAATTTTGTGCTATAAACACCCCCGTATTAACAGCTTATGGCTGGCAACCAATTGGTTCTTTGAAGGTCGGGGACATGGTTTATTCGAGGGCTGGAACCCTTAGCCGGGTAAATGGAGTTTATCCTCAGGGTGTGAAAGAATTACTGAAAGTAACTTTTAGTGATGGGTTTTCATGTGAGTGTGGGTGGGAGCATCTTTGGATAGCCCAGACGGACAACAATGCGAAGAGGAAGCAGGGGTGGAGAGTTCTCGACACTCGACAATTATTTGGTGACTTACACTACAAGGATAAAAGGGCCAAGTGGCGGATACCCTTGGTCGAACCAATCGCCTATAACACTAAGACGTATATCATACCACCATATCTAATGGGAGTGTTGCTTGGGGATGGTTCCTTGACAGATGGAGTAACCTTTGTTCCTGGGGATGATGAAACTCCATTTCTTGTACAGAAGGCTGTACCTCCGGGTTATAGCTTGCATAAGAATGCTGATTATGGAACGTCAACTCGGTATTCTATTGTTTATAAAGGCAGTGGATACGAGAACCCACTAAAAACTCAAATTGTTAAATATGGACTAAATGTTACTGGGGAAAGGAAGTTTATTCCTCATGAATATCTTGAAGGAAGCATAGAACAACGGAAGCAGTTGTTGGCTGGCTTATTGGATACAGATGGTTCTGCAATGAAAGCTAGGACTAGGTTTTCAACAGTATCGGAACGTCTTGCTGATGACGTTATCGAGCTTGTTCATAGTCTGGGTGGAATGGCTACTAAGTCTCTTGTTCCTGGCAGATTAAGGGTAAGGGATGGGAAGCAGGTTCAGGAGCAGGATTGTTGGCAATTGGTTGTTAGAACTAGTTTTAATCCATTTTCCCGTCCATCTTCTATTGCGAAGTGGAAGAGATCATCAAAACTTGTCAGGAATATTGTAAGTATTGAGCCTGTACGGTATGATGATGCGGTATGTATTGCTGTTGATTCCAAAGATCATTCGTATGTTATTCAGCATCATATTGTAACACACAATACCCTGCAAGGTCTTGCTATTTCGTTGGTTAGGAAGAATAAGAACGGGGCAAAAAAGTGTCTTATTGTCACTCCTGCTTCTTTAAAGTACAATTGGCCAATTGAAATCGAAAAATTTACAGATGAGAAGTTTGTGGTAATTGATGGGAGTCCAGAAGAGAGGATTGCTCAATGGATGCGGGATGACGTTTATTATTACGTTGTTAATTTTGAGCTTATTCTTGAGGATTTGTTTGGAGGTAGGGAATATAAAGAAGATCCAGATGATGATGAAGAGAAGACTGCCAGAAAAAAAGAATTAAAAGCTAAGGCTCAATTTAGGAAGAAAATTTTAAGTTCTGTAAAAGAACGAGATTGGGATATGATCCTTGTGGATGAATCCCATGCCCTTAAATCTCATGCTAGCAAGAGAAGTAAGTGTATAAAGCAATTGAAGAGTAAATTCCGAGTGGCTTTAACAGGTACTCCGATGGATGGGAGATTAGAAGAGTTACATTCAGTTATGGAATTTGTTTATCCTGGGTTGTTGGAATCAAGAACCAGATTTCTTCAGAAGCATGCCATTACTGATTTCTGGGGAAAGGTGACTGGGTATAAAGATATTGATGATGTAAAGAAGCGGATAGCTCATTGTTTTATTCGCAGATTAAAGGCTGATGTTTTAAAGGACTTGCCTAATAAAATCTATCAGAATAGGATTGTGGTTCTATCAAAGGAAGAAGAAAAAATCTACAAGGCGTTAGCTTCTTCGGGTCATGTAGCAACCCAAGATACTGAAGCCATGGTTACTGTGATCAGATGTAAGCAGTTTTGTGATTATCCTGGATTAATTGGTGAGAATTGCAAGGTGAATTCTAAGCTTGAGGCTTTTAAGGAGATTTTGGATGAGGTAATTATTCAAAATGGGCATAAGGTTCTGGTTTTTAGTCAGTATAAGCAGATGATAGATGTTTTGGTGAAAGTAATGGAAGAGATGAATCTGAAATATCTTCGGATTGACGGAGATACACCAAAGCAGCTTCGAGCGGGGATGCAAAAGCAATTCAACGAGGATAAATCAATAGATTCGATGATTGGCACAGAGGCTATGTCTACTGGTTTGAATTTCACCTCTGCTGATTATGTAATTAATTATGATGACAATTGGGCTCCTGCTATTATGGCTCAGAGGGAGGATCGGTGTGTTATAGAGGGTCAGTATGTCAATACGGATCGCGGGATGGTTAAGATTGAGGATGTTAAGACTGGGGATATGGTTTTAACTCATCGGGGTAGATATCGGAAGGTATTAGACGTATGGAATAAACTTCATAGATCTAATACAACTGGTGGATTAACAACGGAAATCAAATACAGAAGATATGGCTATCCATTAAAAGTAACCCATGATCATTTAGTTTTGATCCTTAGGGGTGAAAAAATAGATTGGATGGAGGCAGTTGATGTCCGTCCTCGTGATTTTTTATTATCTCCTATTTTGTCTGAAGAAAGAAATGACCCTGGTGAATTGGAATTTCCAGAGGAGTTTTCTTTTAATAAGATGCAGAGATTAAATGGTTCTGCTGAATTTGTTAATGGTAGATATCATCCATTGCCAAGAGCCATCAAGATAGATGACGACTTCCTTTTTGTTGTTGGTTGGTATTTGGCGGAAGGGTTTTGTTCTATTTCAAATGACAAAGGCAAGTTTGTTTCTTTTTCTGGGCATGTTAAGGAGATGAGTATTCTGGAAAGGATAAAAAAGTATTCTAAGGAAATACTTGGAATAAATGGAACAATAAATAAGCCAGCAACTAACGGGATAGAATTAAGAGTATATAGCTCTGAGTTGGCTTTTTGGTTTGAAAGTTTATTTGGGGGCGAATGTTTTAAAAAACAAATACCCCACGATTGGCTTGTAAAGTGGGATATAAAATATTTAGAAAAAATATATGGAGCATATGTCCAGGGGGATGGGTATTTTAGAAGGAACACTAAAGAATGGGTTACTGTTTCTCCAATTCTTTCTTTACAAATGACGAAAATAACCGAAATGATGGGTTATCCTTCAACGTTGAGGCAGGTTGATAATTGCCATAATAAGGGCCATTGGATTGGCGCTTTAACGGCAAATGGAGATTACAGAAGTTCGCCTCTTTTAAATAAGAAAGTGGATGGTTATGTATGTCTTCCTGTTTCTGAGGTTATGACAAGAATAGAGACCAGTAAGAAAGTTCGGGTTTATGATTTAACTGTTGAGGAAGATTCTTCCTTTGTTGTTGGAAGGGCGGCTGTTCACAATTGTCATCGCCTTGGCCAGAAAAATGTAGTTAATGTAATTAATTTTGTTTGTAAAAATACGATCGAGGAAAGGATTCGTGGTGTTTTATATGGAAAGTCTGTTGTTTCAGCGGAGACACTTGGGGATGATGTAGACGATATGGTTTTACATCGGTTGGGACCTAAAGATATTGCTAAATTGCTTTAATGGGAGAGGTTTATGTCTGGTTTTAATGACACTATGGAGCTAGAGCGTTCGCTTTTGCATCTTCTTGTTACTCAGAAGATGACTCTTCAGAAAATCCACAATAAAATCAAAGAAGATTATTTTACATCTAAAGAAAGAAAGTTTATCCGGGATAATATTGTCCGTACCTTTAAGACTTCTAAGGGGTTGTTGACTCAAAACATTTTTGATTATGAGGTAAGAAGCCGGATTGATGTTAAGGATGCTCATTTTTATGAAATGGAATGGAGCCTTATTAATGGCTTGCAAGGTAAGGATGAGCCTGAGGTTTTGTTAGAAAGATTAGGGAAGGCTCATGTTGGAAGGCAATTATTAGACGTTGCTGAATCTGTGGCTGAGTTTATTGAAAAAGGAAAGATTGATGAAGCTCAGCGTTTCATCAAAACTTCTCTTTCTAAGATATCGGATCAAAAGCAAACTCCTGATATTGTAGAGCTTACGGATTATAAGCATCGGCTTGAGGTTATTCAGGATAAGAAGGATCATCCAGAAAAATATCTTGGGATAAAGACAGGCTTTGCTACTTTTGATAATGCTACTGGTGGTTTATTCCCTGGTGAATTGACTTTGTTTTCTGCTATTACTGGTGTGGGTAAGTCTACTATTCTTAAGCAGATAGAGACGGGAATTATTAAGTGCAATAAGAATAAGAATGTACTTCATATTTGTAATGAGGAGCATCTATTACAGGTTGAGACAAAATTTGATGCTCAAATGAGTGGAATCCCATATAGGGATTTTAAGTTGGCTACGATTACTGATGAAAATTTGGAAAAATGGAAAACAATAATGGAGGTAGATTTAAGGCAACCCGGAATTGGGAGAATTTTTGTAAAAGAAGTTCCAGCTTTTACTGATATCACTTTGATTGAGGAGGCGATTAGGGAATTAGAGGCAAAGGGAATTAAGATTGATGTTGTGATCATTGACCATTTGCCCCACGTAAAACCGGTTGAGCAGGCTTGGGGGGAATTTGATGAACAAGGGAAAGCTGCTACTGATTGTAAGGAGTTGGGTAGGGCTTTCCATTTGGCTGTGGTTACTGCAACTCAGGCTTCAACAGAAGTAGAAAAGAAACAGACTAAGGGAAAGGCTGCTGGGAAGATGGATGTATATGGATCTAAGGAGCAGGTTCATGTAGCAAATACCTCTATTGCTGTGACTGTAACCGGGAAAGACGATTCAGATCTCAGCATTCCAGAATGGGAAAGAGATGTTTATTGGAGTGTTGATATCAAAAAGAATCGTGATGGTGCTTGTTTCGCATTTAAGGCTGTTCATCATGTAAAATATGGATTTGTTGAGGAAAGGAAGGAGGAGCCTAAGCAGAATAAGGCGGTAGATAATTCATTAAATAATGCTGTTGGCGAAGTAGGGAAAGGAACAGAGAAAGGGAAACAGAGCAAGAAGCAAGAAGAGAAGACAACGGAAGAAAAGCCAAAGGAAGAGAGTACAAAGGAAGTGGATCAAGAGGAAAAACCGAAAGAGGATTCACAGCAGGAAGAAAAACAAGTAGAGGATGATCCAAAGCCTCAAGAGGAAGTTAAAAAAGAGGAAGAGGTGGAGGTTGGTGTTGATGCGGGAGTTCCAATTTCTTTTCTTGATAAACAAAAGGCTTTGGAAAAAACAGGAATGAAACCAATAGCTAATAGTGAAATAGAGACTTCGGATGAGGCTATGGAAGAAGTGAAAAAATTAGTTATTACTAATCAGCCGGTTGCCATTTCTCAGCCGAAGGTGGAAAAAACTTTGGTAAGTACAATTAAGAAGCCAAAAATTTTAGGTTTTAATTCTTAGGATCAGGGTGAGGATTGGGTTCTCAACGGTATAATGGTTTGTCGTTCAATTTGGGAACAAAAGACAGAAGGGCAATCAGATGAAGAAGGATCAGGAAGAAATGGTTAATCAAGCTGAAGAGCATGCCTTGCTGATGTCTCAGGGAATTGGGAGTTCTTTTGCTGGGATTTATTATGTTGAATCGGCTTATGTTAAGCTGACAGCCCAGAATAAGAAATATACCGATTTGATTCTGCGGGATAAGTCTGGTGGGAGAAACGTAAAGTACTGGGGAACGGTTCAGGATGTGAATGCTGGGACCTTTGTTTTAGTTTCTGCAATGGTTGAGGATTATCAAGGTAGCCCTTCTATCATTGCCAAGAATCTGGAAAAGGTTGATGATCCAGATGATTTGTCAGATTTCATTGCTGTTTTTGAGAATATTAAAGAGGTTGAAGATCGGTTTGTTCAACTTGTGGATCAGGTTGTAAAGATGGAGTCTCAAGAAGGGCAAGAAACCTGTACTCTTCTTCTTGGTGAGGTTTTTGATGCTAATGAGGCTTTGTATCAAAAGTTTGTGGAATCTCCGGGGAGTGAGAATCCCTATTATGGAAGGATGGGAGGATTGCTTGTCTCTACTGTAAACGTTGCTGAGAATGTTATGGCATTGGCTGGACGTTATGAGATGTCTAATATGGAAAAGGCTATTGCTCTAACTTCTGCTCTGTTGCATAAGATTGGTGCAGTTGATGGTTTTGAGTTCAAGAATTGTTTGCCTAAAACAACCAAGAAGGGTTTGTTGTTGGGCTTGAACAATTTGACATTCAATCGGATGTCCATTGCTATTAGGAAGGCTGTTGCAGAGGCGAAGGCTCAGGGGAAGGCTGTATCTCAGGAATTGATTCTGCTTATTCTGCATGCGGTTTCTTCTTATGATGAGACTTCTGTAAAGCCGATGTCTAAGGAGGCATTGCTTCTTTCTGCTGCTGTTAAGTGTGATAAGGAAATGGTTGAATCTTTCGATTTCATTTCCAATGATCTTAATACTTCGGAAGAGTTTACGGCTTATGACGTTCGTAAGGGACGTAAATATCTTCGGGGTGCATAACCAGTGGAACTTGGAATTAAAGAACAGCTTCGGTATCGAGATATTTCCTGGTTAATGTCAGGGGTAGATATCGAAGCTGTTATGGGAAAGCTAGGGACTAAGATTCATGGATGGTCAGGGGATCGTGTCATAGGATTTTGCCCTGACCATCATCTTTTCATTAATAGGAGACCGTCCCACCCTAGATGGATGTTAAGCATTAAGACTGGAGAGACTTTTTGTTTAACGGAAGGCAGGGGAAGCAATCTTCTTTGGACAATTTGCCGTCTCTTTGATTGTTCTCCTAAAGATGCGATTAGCATTATAACGGGGGAAGAGTCTGGGTCTTTGACTGAACAGAGGATTCAGTTGAATTCCATTCGGGGTAGATTGCGGAGGATGCGTGAGGTTGAAGAAGTGGTTGCTCCTAAGATCGTTCAGGGGTTGGACGATATTGGTAAGGATTTGGTAGAAAAGCCAATTTCCCAGAGGTGCTACGATTTTTTCATTAAGCCTCCCAATAAGCCTCATCCAACTAACATAAAAAAAGAGACGGTTGATCGGTATAGTATCTTTGAAAGAACGTGGGGGTACTATTCGGATAGGGCTATTATTCCTTTTTACATGAGGAAGGAGCTTAAGGGTTTTGCTGCTATAGATCTTCTTGGGGAAGACGAGTGGAAGAAGAAGCATCCTTTGTCCGATAATTACAGGAAGACTCTTACAGCTATAAACTTTCAGGTGGCAGAATATCTATTTGGCTTTGATGATTGTCAGAAGGGTGCAGACTGGCTAATCGTCACAGAAGGTCCCAGAGAAGTCATGAAGCTTTGGCAGGAGGGGTTTCCTAATGCTGTTGCTACTTTGGGGATAAACATTGCCCCAGGCCAGCATAGGCTTTTTGCCGAGTTGATGCCCAAAAACATTGTTCTGATGTATGATGGGGATGCACGAGGTCTGGCTGCAATGGATAAGATCGGAGAGAGTTTTGTAAGAATTTTTGGAAAAAAACACGTTCATAAGTGCCTCTGCCCCAATGGTTATGATCCTAAGAACTTATCAGCCAATGAGTTAATTTCCCTATTTAATGGGTTGAAAGATAAGGGTTTTGGAGTATAATTGAGTGGTTGGCTTTATTAGGCTTTGAATAGGCTGCCGAATTATCGGCTTGTAGAAAAAAGGCGTGGGTATGTCAGACAATATTGCTCGTTTCCCTGTTTCTCTCCTTGATTTGGTTAGTTATTTTAATGGGACCAATCGGTGTAAAGACCCGAATTGTCGTTGCCATTTAGCTATGGCTAATCACTCTCACCTTGTCGAATCTTCCCCCATTGTCCGGGTCCCTGTCACTCAGAAGCATGCTGTTGCCATTCTTTCTGGCAAGTTTGTTTGTGAGGACAAAAACTGCAAGTGTCACAAAAGTAGTGCTTATATTGGCGATGCTTTCTATGAATCAATAAATAAATTGGTTTGGAAGTTGGCTAATAAATATGCAATCACTTGCAAATTAGATGACGTGAAGGACTTGGGAGGTATTTGTTTTAATCGAATCGTCAAGATGCTTCACAAGTATGATCCAAAGTACGAGTTCTCTACTTGGGTTTGGACGGTTTGTGAAAACATCCTTCGCCATCAGTGCGAGAAGACTAAGAGGTATATTGACGTTTTTCAGCCGGTTGACGATGATACTAATTTAATTGGCAAGAAAGAAGGTGATTCTTTTCTTTTTGCTGAAATGGTATCAGCCATTGATGACTTGAAAGAAGAGTTCCCGGCTTGGGAGGGCTTCTTGACTGCTTTATTTGGTAATACAAAGGAGGCTGGGTATTGCATGCCCGATGCTGTTTGTATTGCCAAGTCTGCTCGTGTTGCTGGAAGATCTTACAATGAGGTTCACCTCTTTATGAAAGAGGTTGTGAGACCTTTTTTTTCTGAGAGATTCGGGTTGTGATTTAACTGAAGAGAAGAGGAGATGTAAAAAAATGGGAACGGAAGAGGCTGAGAAGAGTGTTGTTGCTGGAGCAAAGGTTCATCATTCGGCTACTTGCTGGGGACATTTTGATAAGAAAGCCAAGGAATGCTCACAGTGCTTGGTTTTCCAAGCGTGTCTGGAGGCTACTGTCAATATTAACACGCTACAGGCTTCTCCTGCTAAGGCAAAGCCGGTAGCTACAGTTACTCCTGCTCCTGTGGTTATTGCTACTCCTGTGGCTCCTGTTGTTGCTTCTGGGTGTGTTGCGTCCTCTTCTCCTGTCCATAAGAAAGTGGTTAAGCCAGAAATTTTGGCGACTCCTGTTAGGACGGCTGATGTTGAGGTTGTGAAAAAACAGGAAGAGGATGTTCCTGTTGAAGAAATTAAGATTGAGGTAAAAAAGGAAGAGCCAAAGGTTCTTGCGATTGTCCCGGAAGTTGCTCCTGTGTTGGTTGTGGAGCCTCAGAAGGATGATTTGGATCAGCTTCCTATCATTAACATGTTGAAGGAAAAGCTTGGAGTAGAGCCGAATGTTAAGGGTGGGTTTGGTTCTGATGTCTATCTCTTCATTTATGGAGAGGATAAGGGTTTGCAGGTTGTCCTTCAAAAGGCATCTGGTGATGCTGTTTTCATGAATAAGGACGGGGTTAAGAAGGAGTTTTCTTATTTTAAGACAGTGAAGGTAAAGGGAGGGAAGCCAACGAAAGAAAGGCTTTCGTATCAAGAGAAGACCAAGAAGATTCAAGAAATCTTTGACGCTGTTCTCTAATATGTATACGATTGACTTTCCTTATTATCAGCCTCCTTTTCCGGAATATAATCCGGTCCAAAGTGCTGTAATTCCGTTCATTGATAAAGATATGAACGTGGTTGCAGCATTTGGAACAGCAACAGGGAAGACAGTCTTAGCCGAATGTGCTTTTGCTTATCACTTAAGTCAAAATGATTCGGCTAGGGTTGTCTTTGTCTGTCCTTTCCGTAGCCTTAGTGAGGAAAAGTTTAAGGCTTGGAAAGCGAACGATCAATTGTCTAAGTACTCTGTGGTTATTAGCACTAGTGACCATGGAACTACTCCTGAGGAATTCATACAGGGGAGATTGTCGATTGTAACCTCAGAGTCTTTTGATTCAAAGGTTCGGGGAAGTCGGTACCGGGATTGGGTCAATTCAATTACTTGTGTTGTAGTTGATGAGGCTCATATCATGGGGGAAAGAAATGGTTCGATAGAGACATCATTGATGAGAATAACCAAGATAAATCCTCAAGCGAGGATTATTCTTCTTTCTGCTACGCTGGGTAATGCTATAGATTTGGCGAAGTGGTTGAAGAAGCTGAATGGTAAAACAACGAAATGTTTTACTAGTAGTTGGAGACCAACAGCTATTACTACTGAAATTCATGTGGTAGAGGATGGATATCAGGATAAGATAGATAAGGCTGTTGAGCTTGCTTCTAATAATGAAGGGAAGATCATTATTTTTGTTCATTCAAAGGTTCTTGGTGCTGATATATGCAAGAGGTTGAAATCTTCCGGTTTTAGATCTGCTTTCCATAATGCTTCTTTGTCATTTGCTTTAAGAAACAAAATAGAAAAAGCTTTTTCTGATCCAAGATCTGGATTGGATATTTTGGTCTCAACAAGCACTTTGGGTGCGGGTGTAAATTTATAATATGGTGTTTTATGTCTTTGCAGGAAATTAAAGAAAATTGTTTGTCTTGTAAAGCTTGCCCTTTAGGTGGCAGGGGAGTTGTTTTTTCTAATATGAATGAACAAGCTTCTATCATGGTTATTGGTCAGAGTCCGGGAAAGGACGAGGTAAGGGAGGGAGAGCCTTTCGTTGGGGTTTCTGGTAAGAATTTTGATGAAGCAATAAAAGAACATGTTGGGCTAAACCGTTCATTCTTTTATTTTTCAAATGTAATTCGGTGTTTGGTTCCGGAAAAGTATTTACTTACAGAGCAGAATTTTTCAGCTTGTCGAGTTCATCTTGATAGAGAGATAAAGGAAGTCAATCCAGTTTTGATTGTTACTTTGGGATCATCAGCTTTCGAGTCATTAACAGGGATGCATGGCTTGATGAAGCATCATGGGAAGTTTATTATTTCTTCCCGATATATGATTCCGGTTCTTCCTTTGTTGCATCCTTCTCCTTTGGTGATGAACAATGTGGAGACTAGAGATCTTTTTATTAAAGACTTAAAGAAGATTCGGGAGTTTATTTCACAAAATGGCTGATAGAGTAATTATTGTTGGCGCAAGTCGGCGTGGTGAGAGAATTCCCATTGGAAGTTTACGCCAAATGTGCGGACGAGCGGGAAGAGGGCATGAGTTAGGGGAGTGCCATGCTGATTTAATTGTGGCTGAAAGCGATGCTGATTATGTAGAGAATGGATTAAATCTTGCAAGTGAGTTGAGCATATCTTCTGTCTTGAGTAAAAAGAATCTTTTGGCTTTTCATATTCTTCCTGAGATTGCATCAGAAGAAGTTTTGGATGTAGTTAGTGCTGAGTTATGGCATGAAAGAAGTTTTCATTCTTATCTTGGATTTGAGGTTAAGTGGGAAAAGATTTTTGAGTTTTTGTCTGAGCATGGTTGTGTAATTTGGGATGGTAATTTCGTAAAGATTACTCCTCTGGGGAGTATTACTGCTTCTTATTATTTCCATTCTTCAGATGTTTGTGATTGGAAGAATAATTTCTCTTTCATTTTTGAGCTTGGCTTAGAGAATGATGATCTTGCCTTGGCTTGGGCTTTGGGTAATGTAAGGAACAATCGTCGTTCTGGTGATTGTAGCAAGTTGGGTGAGATAATAGAGGATTGTCGCAACCGTCTTCCTGTTCCCTTGGAGATAGATGATGGTTGTGTATTGACTGTTCTTTTATGGTGGCATGTTTTTGGTGGTCCTCCGGTTGGCAAGTTAAAGAATCAATCAATCGAGTTAAAGAGTGACTTTGGAAGAATTTACAAGGTTCTTTCTGCTATTGATTCTGATGTATCTAATTGGGGAATGCAGAGTTTTTTTGATGATCTTTTGCTTAGGTCTAAAAAAGCAATTTCTTCGGAGCTTGTCAAACTTATCAAAATCGGCGGTATAACAAAGGGACAGGCAATAGCCCTAAAGGATAGGGGTATTAGCAATCGTAAGGAATTATTGGAGTCTAAAGAGCATATGGACCTTACAGATGTTCTAGGAGAGGGATATGACTTTTCCTGAAAGGGCTGTTTTGACTTGTGCATCCCGGCTTAAATCCGGAAAGGTTTACGAAAGTGATATTCGTAATATCTTGAAGTGCATAAAAGTTGATGTTTCCCCGATAGAGCCTTTTTTAAATCATGTAGATTCCCTTGTACGGATGGCTGCAATTAGGATTATAGGGGCAAAGGGGAATGTTAGTTTGTTGTTTAATGTGTTGAGAGACGAGCAAGATAAATCAATTGTATTTGAGGCTATGAGGCATCTAGGGAAGCGAGGGGGAAATCTTGAAGATCTAGTTGGGATTTTAGAATCAAATGATTCTATGATGAAGCAAGAAGCTATCGCCATGTTTAGACGTTCGGGAAATGTTGATTGTTTGTTCCCGTTATTATTTGATCAGGATCAAAATATAGTTAGTCAAGTCAAGGAGTATTTTGATGAGCGAGAAAGAAAATGTGTTTAGGGTTCCGGTTCCTAAGAACAACGTAGAATATTTCATTGGGATGGTTTATTCGTTTTCTGAGCTTTGTGGGATAAATAAGATTCCTGAGCTTCATCATCAAATTGAATTGTTAGCAAGAGCGGCTGACGTTCATTTGTATGAGAAGGATAAGGGACCCGTTAAGAATCCGGTTAACGATGAGAAAAAGAGGTTTATTTCAAGCTTCAAGAATCGGTTTTTGGTTAATTTGGGATATGAATATCCTAACACCATAAAACCTCTTGATTCTAAAATGATTGACCAGTTTATTTCCGGGAAAATTAGTCAAAATCACATTGATGCAGATTTTTACTTGGCTTGGTTTTTCGATGACTATCTTGAAGAGCGTCAATACTTGAATCCTCCGGAATTTACGACTGCTGTTTCTTCAAAAGCTTGGAACACCTTTATCTATGACAATAAGGATGCAATTAAGACGAAAAAAGAAGAGTTTATGCAGCAATCTGAAAGCATTAATTTGATTAATCGGGCTAGGGTTGTTGCTCGTTCTACAGAAGATATGGAAATTAGAACAAAAGTTTTGGAAATCCTAAAAAAGTTTCGGGACAAGGGTATAATGATTGCAGAGTTCAGGAAGGAAGTTCAGATTTTGGAAAATCAGATTAAGTCGAATCAGTAAAGGAGTTTTTATGACAATGGCTGTGATTCAAAATATTGCTGAAATGTCTATGAAATTAGGCCAGCAAGACATTTGTGGGATTCGTCTTGAGGATGCAGGTCCAGATCTTCTTGACGTTAGTAAGCTTGATTTGGATATGCATGTTATTATGCAACCAAACGCAATTGCTTATTATGGTGCAGTGAAGAAGGAAGCTAGTAGGCAGTTGAGTAATTTAAAGAAGGCTTATGATCGTTGGTCTAAGAAGAAATATGCAGAAGCTAAGGCTAGTCTTGGTGCTGGAACCGGGAAAACCACCGTAGCAGATATTGAGGCAAGATTCATCGTTGATAATGAGATTCAGATTGAGGATTGGGAAAGGCGGATTGAGGAAGCTCAATTTGATTATGATACGATGGATTCATATCTTGAGGCTTGGAGGCAAAAATCCTTTACGATCCGTGAATATGCCAATTTAAACAACATGGAAAACTATAACTCTAATTCCTCTTTGTCTGAGGAAAAGGCAAGGAATACGGGTTCGATGACAAGCAGTGTTAGTAGGGTTAAATCTGTGATTAGGCAAAGGCATGAGGAAAAACTTCAAGGCTAATGCCAAGGTAAAAAAAGGCAAACAAGGGAGTAGCGTCATGAGTAGCGTACTGGACAAGATTCGTCGGATGAAGGAACGGGAACCGGTTCGGACTAACTTCAGTTCTTTCCGGGGTATCTTCCATTCTTGGAAAGATGCTGATAACATTGTCCGTCTGGTTGGGGAAATGACTGAGGTTCATACTCACTATGTTTGTCCCAATCCGAAACGTGGGGAACGTGGGCTGTGCCAAGGCAAGTCTTTTCAGGGTGAAGGGAAGATTCCCGCTACGGTGAATTGCCTTGATTGGGACATTGCCAAGGAAGAAATGAAGAAGGATCGTACTTGCCCCTTCTGCAAGCTTTCTGCTTTGGCAAAACAGGCTCTTAAGGAGAACCCCAACGCTGAAGAGAAGAAGTTCTTTGAGGCTCTTAAGCAGGCTTCTTATGCTCGTGTTGCTTTGAAGTGGAACATTATTGATCGTGATGACCCGTATATCATCAAGGTTGATAATGGGAACGAAATCAAGGTCCCTGGTTTGAAGATTGCTACGGTTGGAAAGGAATTGTGGCGTGATATCGAAGGTGTCTTCAATCAGTGTGGTTTTGATATCACTGATACTGATGAAGGCATTGATATCTGTGTTACCAAGGGGAGTGGGGCTAAGACTACTTATGCAGCTAAGGCTGTATTGTTTGGGAAGCCTCTTTCCGTCAAGGTTACTCCTTTGACTGCTGAAGAGCGTTCTTGGGATCTCCATGATTTGAAGACCATTTGTGGTAAGCAAACAGCTTTTGATTTGCTTATGGATGCACTCCATCCTGATCTTCGGGAGTTGCTGGATCTGAATTCTGGAGAGGAGGAAGCTGCTCCTGCTACTCCTCCTAAGTCTGCTGGGAAGATTCCCCGGAAGATGGCTGAAGAGGAAGAGCAAGATGATGCTCTTGGTGATGAGGATGAGGATGCAATTGGTGGTTCTTCGGGTGTAAAAAAAAAGTAACTGAGGTTCAGGAGAAAAAGCCGGAACCGTCAAGGCAGTCTCAGGTTGCTCCTGTAGAATCTAAGCCTGTTAAGCCAGTTTCGGCTCCTGTTTCCCAGCCAGAACCGGAGAAAGAGATTCCGGTTCTAAAGTCAGAGTCTTCTGCTAGCTCGAAATCGGCTCTTGATTTCTCAAACATTGATCCTGAAAAAGACTGGGAATGTTTTGGGACTTATGACAAGAAGAGTCATGAATGCAAAGAATGCCCATTTGCAGTTAAGTGCGAGCAGAAAAAAGGCGGTTGAGATAGAGGTTAAACCGGGGGATGGATTGTCCATCCCCTTTTTTAGGAGAGTGGTTTATGGCTTCAAATATTCAGATGACTCCTGATCGGCAAAAGCGGTTTGAACGGTTGCGGAAGATTTGTGATACGATTAAGAAGGCTGAAAAAGCCCAGGATATTATTACCTTTTTGGGTTCTGGTGATACTATTCCTATTGCTCGTTTTTCTTCTGGTTGTCCCGAATTGGATTCTGCATTGGGAGGAGGTTGGCCAAAGGGGAGGTTTATTGAACTTTTTGGGCCTGAATCTGGCGGTAAATCCACTACCTGCTTGCATGCTATCGCTGAGTTCCAAAAAGATGCTCCGGATGAAGATGTTGCTTTGGTTGACACTGAGTTTTCATTTGATGAAGAGTATGCTAGGAATTTGGGTGTAGATACTGATTTGCTTCTTGTGAATCAGCCTGAAAGTGGTGAACAGGCTCTTAAGGTTGTTCGTCATTTGATTCAGCTTGGGGTTGGTCTTATCATTGTCGATTCGGTTGCTGCTTTGACTCCTCAGGCTGAGCTTGATGGTGACATTGGCGATCAACATGTTGGGCAACAAGCTCGCTTGATGTCTCAAACAATGCGAATTCTTTGCGCTGAGGCTGGTAAGCGGGGTACTACTATCTTTTGGACCAATCAGATGCGTGAAAAGATTGGTGTCATGTATGGGGATAAAACAACAACTCCCGGTGGTAGAGCCTTGCGCCATTACGCTTCTATTCGGGTGAATATCTCTTCTATTTCAAAAGAGAAGGATGGAGAGATTATTGTTGGGAGCAAGGTTCAGGCAGATGTAAAGAAGAACAAGACTGCTGCTCCTTTCAAGAAGGCTATCTTCTACATTTCCTTTGGAACAGGAATTGATCGGGTTGCTGCTATTTGCGATAAGGCAATTGCGATTAAGGTTGTTACAAAGAGAGGGGCAAAAATCTCTTATAAGGATCAAGTTGTTGGAGCAGGCAGAAAAGACTTCATTGATTTTGCTAAGAAAACCCCACAATTCTTTGCAGAATTGGAGGAGGCTGTAAAAAATGCTCCTAAAGATCCGGTAGATGCTTTGGAGGCAGAGGAAGGGGAATCTGCTGTTGCTATCAAAAAGCCAAAGGGGATGATTAAGAGAACCCCTGTGACTTCTTTAGAGGAGGCTCTTCCCGATGGTAGCGTTAAACAAGTAGATGCGGAATTGGTGGAGGAACAAGATGCCTGATGGTAAGCCAAAGCTTCTCTTGATTGATGGGAACAACCTTAGCCATCGTTCTTATTGGGCTCATAAGGAGCTTAGTTATAATGGAAGATGTACGGGGTTGTTGTATGGATTCTTTAGGGCTTTGATTTCCTTACACAAGGAGTTTCCTGATCACTTTCGGGTTATTGCTTGGGATAGAGGATATCAACGCCGACTAGATGAATCCACTAAGGCTGTTGAAGCGGGGTTGATTCCTTCTGCTTACAAAGCCAATCGGAGAAGCACGGCTGAGCTTTCGGCTCAAGACCCTGACAAGGCTCAAATCCTTGAAGAAATTCATGAGCAAATGGATGAGATGAAGGATGCTTTGAACCTTGTCAGGTGTCTTCAGGTTGGCATTGATGGGGCAGAAGGTGATGATGTTATTTATACCTATGCAAAACAAAATCAGGCAAATGGAGGAGACACTGTTATTGTTTCTTCAGATCATGATTTTATGCAGGTTATAGATGACAATGTTATTGTTTATGATGCCATGAAACAAGAGCGTTGGACCAAAGAGAGATTCAAGCTTGAGTTTCAATTTGATCCAAGTCTTTGGGTTGATCTTGGTGCCTTGGAGGGGGAACAGGGACCAACCAAGGATAATATTTTTGGTTGTGAGGGATGGGGTCCTGTAACTTCTTGTAAGTATGTTCGTGAGCATGGCAGTTTGGAAAACATAATTGAAGCCATTAAGGCTAAGCCTAAAAAATCCAAAAAGGAACAGGTTCTTTTGGATAGTATTCCAAGAGTGATGCTAGCCAAATCATTGAAACAAATGGATATTCTTCCTTATGTTCCAAAGCCTAGGGTTTTGAAAACTTATGATCCGAAAGAATTGGAGAAGTATTTTATTACATTTAGGTTTGTTAGTATTCTCAAAGATGTTTGGAGATTAATAAAGTAAACGGAGAGGTGAAAATGATCACTACAGCTTTTCGTGTTGGAATAACAGGTGCAGCGGGTACCGGAAAAAGTTCTCTTGCTAAGTGCTTGAGCGAGAAAATAGGAATTGGCTTGATTGAGGCAAAGTCAATTACAAAAGAGATTCTTATTAGAGATTGCTATGACTATTGTTCGGGGATTCAGATTGAAAGGTTCTTAGCCAGCCCAGATAGGCAGAAAGAGATTCTTGATAAGACGATCAATACTCTTACGGTTGGTTCTCCTTGGGTAACAGATAGGACGTTGATTGATCTTGCGGCTTATGCTGTTAATGAGTTGCATGACATTGATACTGCTCTTCTTCGGAAAATCTTCTTTGCTTGTAAGAAGCATGCTTCTATCTATACTCATATTTTCCTTTGCCCCTGGATGGATGTTCCTCTTGAGAACAACAAGAAGAGGACTTTGAATCCCTGGTATCAATTTCAAATTCATGCCTTAGAGAAGGGGATAATGGAGGACTGGGGAATTAAGTATCACATTTTGAAAACGAGTGATACTGCTTCTCGAATTGAGGAGATAATTGATGTAATCGGGCTGAAAACTAAGTCTTAAGAAAAAATTTATATTTTTTCTTTCGGTAATGAAAAACAATGATAACAAACATGAGTTTGGTTCTCCACTGAGGACTAGGAGGGATTACGGTTCTCCTGGTTCTGGGTTAGGCTTGCTTGCCAAGGACTTATTGAAAGTGGCAAGACTCCTCTTGTGTGGGAAGAAGAAGAGGGGTCCGGGTAGGGCTCGATAAAGAGAGTCCAATCCCTTTATATAGACCCGCAGGTAAAAAGCCTGCGGGTTTCTTTTTTTTCAGAAGGTTTGGATTTCTGACTTCTCTGGGTAATACATAGACGTAAACAAGATTGAGCGGACCATCAAGGGAGATTGAGAAATGGAAAAGCCTTATTTGATTCAGCGGTGTTTGTTGCGCAAGCAGCAGGGACAGAAGCCGGGGTTTGATTCAAAATTCCAGCTTGATTATATGGGCAGTGCTGAGTTTGAATTCGGCTCGGTTCCGAAGTCTTTGAAGAATTTTACCAAGAACCTTGAAAGCCTTAAGATCTTTCAGGCTGGGGTTATGGACTACAAAGGGCAGGGTTTGTGGGTGGTTTGCATTCCTGAGGTTTGGGAGAAGTACAAAGAGTACATTCCTCTTTTGGTTTCTGGAAACATTCGACTGAAAGAGGTGTCATATCTTCCAGAAGCGACTCTTGGTAAGGACTTTCGGGGGAAACCCTTGGACCCATGCTATAACAAGGCAGATTTGTGGTGGGATATTGAGAATAACGTGATGATGGCATATGGTAAGGACGTTATTAAACTCGCAATGAAAGCCATTCAAGAGGTCCGGGAAGCCAAGAAGGCTCAGGATGCTAAGGACTGGCTTTAAGACTGAAAGAAGAGCATGAACACCAAATTCCTATTCTTTACAGATCCTCATGTGACGGCTGTTGCCCCTATTCACCGGGTTGATGACTACAGCCAATCAATCCTCTCTAAGATAAGAGAGGCTTACGAAATGGCTGCTTCTCAGAATTGTGAGTTTGTGGTGCTTGGGGGTGATCTCTTCAATGTTCATCGTCTTTTTTCTTATGAGTTGATCAATGATTTGATGGAAATCATTTGCGATTCTGGTTTAAACACTTATGCTGTTGTTGGGCAACACGATATCCATGGGTACAATCCAGAAACCTTCAAGTCTTCTACGTTGGCTTTTGTGACAAAGCATTGTAGCCGGTTGAACATTCTTTGGGAACCTACAGAGGTTAAGGCGGGGGTTTTCCTTTATCCTTCTCATGTGTGGGAGGATGTCAATCTTGCTCTGAATCCGGCTGGCCTAAATCCGGCGAACGTGAATATTCTTGTTGCTCATCATTTGATTACGGATCAGAAGAAGATGTTTGATACTGTCTCAACGTCTCTCTTTAAAGATGGACCTTATGATGTTGTGGTGAGTGGGGATTTACATTGTGGTTTCGAGCCTCATCAGCTTAATGGGCATTGGTTTTGCAATCCTGGCTCTTTGGCTAGGCGAGCCAGTGATGAGGCGGATAGGGTCCCGATGGTTGCTGTGATCGGGATTGAAAAGGGTAAAAGGACTTCTGTTGACCAATATCCCTTGTCTGTGGCAAAGCCGGGTGGGGAGGTTTTTGGTCAAGAGGCTATGGCGATTATCAACAAAGCCAAGGAAGATTTTGACCCGACAAAGTTTTTGGAGAACGTGGACAAGTTTGAGATGGACGTGGCTGATATTCATGAATTGATCCAGAAAGTAGGGGGAAAGGAAAAGATCGAACCAAGGGTTTTGGCTTATTTAGCCTCCAAGAAAACCTGATTCTTGGCGGTTGAGAGTGTAAAAGGGAATTTCCGGGTATAATGTTTGTGGTAACGAGAAAAGACGAAAACGAAAAAAAGAAAGAGAAGACAAATGAATGACAAGGATGAAGTGCTGGGGACTGAGAGTGGGATTCCGAGTGAGGTTCTTGGGGGTCAAGAACCGGAAGGCAAAGAGCAGGGGGATGGAATGAAAATCGAAGTGGTGGAAGAAAAGAAGAAGCGGGGACGGAAGCCGGGGCAGAAGGCGGGAATGAAGGTTGGGGCTGATGGCAAGACCTTCCATGACGAAAAGAAGGAAGGAGCCAAGCGGGGACGGAAGCCCAAGGAGAAGAAGGAGAAGGCTGAAAAGGACTCTCTGGAAGCCATCGTCAAGAAGATGATTTCCAAGGCAGGGTTGCAAGAACTTCCTCCCCTGCGGACCATCCTGGCCGGGAAGGTTGGTACCAATGTCCGGATCTGTGACATTGGCATCTTCATCGGGGAAAAGGAAAACCTTCCTAAGGCTCTTCAACAAATTGCTGAGAAGTGTACTCTCAAGAATCGGATCAACCTCAGTGCAGAGATTGATCTGAATAACGTGTTCAAGGTGTCTCAGGACATTTTGATCCCTGGACAGATGTTCCAGCCAATTACTGTGGCTCGGGTGGAGGATGGCGCAATCGAATGCACCTCTGGTCGGCATCGGTTGGCGTTTCTGGCCATGGCTTATGGTCCGGAAGCTGAGGTTCCTGTCTATATCGAGGATATGGACTTGAATACGGCTCGGGATGCTGTGGTTTATTCCAATCAGGCTCGGAAGATTGCTGCTCAGGAACGTGCTGAGCATGCGGTTATGGCTGCTCTTGGTGGCAATGTCGAAGCGGATCAAGAGGAGCTTTATCAAAAGCTGATCAAGACCCGAAAGAATGGTATTTCCAACTACTGTGTCTATTCGGTTATTGATCGCCATAATCCTGCCAAGTTTGATTTCCCGGTTTCGTCTGCCAAGACTCGTCGGGGTGGTGAGTTGACCACTCTTGCCAATATCCAGAAGTATTGGAAGGCGGCTCTTTTCTGGCAAGATGGGATGGATCGTCGGGATTTTGATGCTTCCTTGAAGGATTCGGTGGAATTCCTGAATGCCTTGGTTAAGGAGCTTCAGGCGGTTCAGGGATTTAAGCCAGAGGTTCAGCTTTCGGAAAAGAGCATGATTGCTGCTGGCAAGTATTACAACAGTTTTATTGGGTTCTCTACCAGTAGTCCCCTTACGATTGTCAAGAAGCTTGCTGGTGTCATGGTGAATGTTATCCAAGATGGTCATGGACGATCTGGGACTATCTTCCAGGATGTTACTAAGGGGATGAAACAGCCTTAATGGTTCTGTACGGACATGATCCTGTAAAGGGTTATCTGTTCGTATGGGAAAAAGAGTTCAAATTTGCCGGAAGGGTTAATCCCCCTTCCGGCAATTCTTTTCTCATACAGAATAGAGTTTTAGACTCACTGAGGGGAGCTTATTTCCTTTCTGGCAATAGAAAGCCAGTAAAGGTAATTTGGCTTTCCAAGGATGGGTCTTTTCCTTTTTGGTGTTGCTTGGGGGAAGAAGGTATTTGTTGTGCAGTAATAGATAACTTTGTTGTACATCCAACTGAATTGATTATCGTGTGTGGACCTAGCGTAGCAGATAGTTATTTGGTTTCTGTTGTTTGTAATCATTTCCCTAATAATCCTCTTTATGTCTGTCCCGTTGTAGAAGAGCTTCCATCCTTTGGATTTTTGGCCAATGAACTTATTAAGCAGGGGAAAGAATATCCAAGAAGGATAAGTTTCTCTAATCCTGTGACTGGAGATATTGAAGGGTCTTATTGCTATCCGTATGAAGAGAGTATGGAGAATGACGCTTTCGGGAAGATGGCTTTTTCAGTTTCTAAAGACGTTGTTGTTTACAATGAAATGTTTACGGGGTTGGGCTTGTCTCCTTTTTATGGAAGAGGCTTGAGCAATAAGCCGATTTCGCCAGAAACCGTTTATATCTTAAATGAAGACATTGTTGATGATCTTTTGCCTCTGGTTCCGATATCTTTAAAGAATTATGCTGCGAAGACGGTACCTGTTGACGTTGTAGTGCCTGATGATTTTAGGAGGAAGACGGATTGCCAAGGAAAAAGGGCAAGGATTTTTGTTGCTAATGATTCCCTTTTTGGGGTTGGCGTTTTCATGAAGTTTTATGGAGCATTGACGAAATTGGGCTATGTCTGTTCTGGAGAAATTTCTGAGGGATTCCAGGGTAGTTTGTCCGTTTACCGATATAATAAGATGTATGAAGTTTCTTCGGGCTATCACAAGGAGATTCTATGTCCTCTCTCAAAGAATTGTATTCAATTGCCAATGTCTCAGACAAAGAGCGAGTAGGTTCACTGAAAAATGTTGTCATTGTTGTTTCGTCAAAGGACGTTGATGTAAATCCCATTCTTTCTTCCTTGGGTGTCTCTAAGTTTGAAGTAAACGTAACTTGGCCAAAAGAGAATCTTTCTCTCTTGGATGAGATTATGGCTATTCAGCCTAAATTGGTCATTCAAATTGGCCAGCAGTTTACTCGACGCTTCCCATTTCTCCCAGATGGTATTGCCCCAGATGATTCTTTGAAGAAGAGAGTTAATCTGGCTGTTGCAGATCGGTATGTTGGTCTTCATCATCATGATGAATTCAGCTTGCAAGATGGACTTGGTTCTGTGAATCAGCTAGGGGACCTCTTGAAGGCTCAGCGCCGTTCCTTTCTTGCTGTTACTAATCATGGGTCTATTGGTGGTTGGATTAAGCAGTATAACACTTGTAAGGCTTTGGGTTTGAAGTGTCTTTTCGGGATGGAGGCTTATGTAGAGAACTATAGAGGAGACGATGCTGAAGAAAAGAAAAAACACCGTTCAGCTAATCACTTAATTCTTTTGGCTAAGACCAAAGAGGGGTTTGATAATCTGATACGGATTCACAATGATGCCCAGTTAAATGGGTTTTATTACTCTCCTCGTTGTGACTGGGAGGCATTTAAGAAATGGGGCAAGGGAATTATTGCCACAAGTAGTTGTGCTGCGGGGGAAATTCCAAGAGCCTTAATGCAGAATGACTATGAGAAAGCTGAGCAAATTGCAAAGCTTTATAAGGAATGTTTTGATCAATTTTATCTAGAGCTTCAGATAATCGAAATGCCTGAACAGCGAGAGATCAATAGGCGGTTGATTGAGTTTTCTCAAAAGGTAGGGATTGAGCTTGTTCTTGCCTGCGACTCCCATTATCTAGATTCTTCTCATTCTGATACACACAGCCTCCTGATGTATATTCGGCAAAAGAAAACGATTGCTGATGTTAAGGAGGTTGATGAGGATGTTTGGGATTTTGAGGTAAAGAATTTGTTCTACAGAAATGCAGAGCAAATGGAAGATGTATTTCGGGGTGGCTTTACAACCAAAAATGGGACAAAGCATTTACCGTTTTTGGATGATGTTTTCACTGAAGATGTTTTTTATAAGGCAATGGATAACACTAGGAAGATAGCTCTTTCTATTGAAGACATTGTTTTGGATTCAACGATTAAACTTCCAAGACTTTATCCTGATAGTAAGCAGATTCTTAAAGAGAAGATTAATGTTGGGTTTAAGTTTCTTGGTTTGCACTTGAAGCCAAATAAACAGGAGTACATGGATCGTGTTCGGTATGAGTTTGAAGTGATTACCCGTCTTGGGTGGGCAGATTATTTTCTGGTTATGGAGAAAATCATTTCTGCTACAAAAGAGAAATATGGGGAATTTTCTGTTGGGTATGGTAGAGGTTCGGCGGCTGGGTGTTTGGTGTCTTGGTGTTTGGGCTTAACTGATTGTGATCCATTGAAATATGGATTGCTTTTTGAACGATTCCTGGATGAAAGCCGTTCAGATCCACCGGATATTGACTCTGATTTTGATCCTCGTTGTCGGGACTGGGTAAAGGAATATGTTGTTAAAACCTTTGGGCAAAACAACACATGTTCCATTGGTACTTATGGAACATATAAGACTCGTGCTGTTATTCTTGACATTGCTCGCGCATTGGCTTTGGATTATCACGAGGCTCAAGAATTGACTAAGAGTTTGGAAATGACTGTTTCAGTTGAGAATGACGAGGGAGACGATGAGGATTTTAGCATTGATAAGGTTGATTTTGATGAACTAATAGAACAGTTCCAGGATCTCAAATTGTATTTTGAGAAGCATCCAGAGGTTTTGTTTCATGCAAGGATTCTTCGTAATCAAGTTAAGCATGTAAGTACACATGCGGGTGGAGTGATTATTAGTGATTTGGACTTGAGGGATAGGATTCCCGTTTTTGAAGACAAAAAAGGCAAGGTTGTTTCTTGCTGGAATGAGTCTGGTAATGTTTCTGAGTTGAGTAGCGTAGGCTTGGTGAAGTTTGATATTCTTGGGTTAAACAATTTGAGTGTTATTTCTGATACGATTGGTTTAATCAAAAGGACTCAGAATAAAGAGATAGCCAGATGGGAAATCCCCATTGATGATCAAGAGTCTATCAAGATGGGGTCTAAGCGGGATTTGATTGGGATCTTTCAATTTGAGAATCCAGGGGTAAAGCCGGTAGTCGAAGCTGTAGGTATGGATTGTTTAAATGATGTGGCTGCAATTACTTCATTGATTCGTCCTGGTCCTAAGGACATGGGCATGGATATGGAGTATGCAAGGCGGAAGAGAGGAGAGCCATATGATGAGGTTGAAGTTTTGAGGTCTATGCTTTCGGATACTCATGGGATTATGGTCTACCAAGAGCAAGTTATGAAAATTGCCCGTGAATTAGCTGGCTTTTCAATGGCTGAGGCTAATAAGCTTCGGAAAGGTATGGGTAAGAAAAAGAAAGAAGTTATTGCTGATTTGAAAGTCAAGTTTATGAAAGGTGCTCAAAAGGCAATAAGTGAGGGTTCTGCAACCCAAGAAGAAGTTGAAACAGTTTTTCGTAAAATCGAAAGTTTTGCAAAATATGGTTTCAACAAGAGCCATGCAGTATCTTATGCTGCAATGACTTGTGCCGAATTGTGGTTGAAGTATAATTACCCATTGGAGTTTGTAACTGCTTTGATTAACAACACAGATCAAGGTAAGAAGAAGTTTGGTGTTGAGATGTTTCCTTATTACATCAACTATGCTCGAAAGAGAGGATTCCCTGTTTTAGGACCCGATGTTAATAATAGTAAAGAGCAGTTTACGATTGAGATTGACAAGATTCGTTTTTCTCTTGGTCATATTAGGAATGTGGCTAGTGCTGCTGATGTTGTCATAAAGAATCAACCTTATGTTGATATGGCTGATTTTTATGAAAGAGCAGCAGAGGAAAGTGTTTCTGAAAAGACAGGCAAGACTACAAAGAGGCGGTTAAACAAAAGGGTTGTTGAGAGTTTAATTGCTGCTGGAGCATTTGACTGTTTTGGTTCAAGAAATGATGTTATGCGTCAGTATTATGAATGTAGGAAGGATAAGAAGGCTGAATATTTCCAAGGGACAGATAAACAATGGTGTGAGAAAGAAGAGGAGATGATTGGGGTTTGTCTTTCTGTTGATCCGATTAGATGGAAATATGAGAAGCTGATAGAGAAGAATCGTTGGTGTCCTATTAACATGGTAAAAGAACGGGGTAGGACAAAGGTGTTTGGACGGGTTCAGAGTATTCGTCAGACTACATCTAAGAAGGGAAATCAGCAGCTTGTTATTGAGATTTCTGATGACTTGGATTCTTTGAGGTTTTATGTGTTTGGTGGTGGAATGAATCGGTTTCAGATGGAATATAAGACAGGAGATATTGTTGCTATTCCGATCAATAAGTTTCAGGATGGTGGTGACGTTAGGTTCTTTGATGTTGATCGGGATGGTGACATGGTAGAGAAAAAGTAAATGGAGGTAAGTATGTTGAAGGTTGGCGATGCGATCAAGGTTAAGACAACGACTAAGGATGATGTTTTCGGAGAGTGTGTTTATAAAGTTGTAGAGGTTGGGCTTAAATGCCCATTCTGCAAGAAAGATGATGGTATTCGTTTCTCGATGTTTGGGGGGACTGGTCCTGCTGCTCGTCCTGGGTATCTTGTTACAGATTGCCCTGAGCGAGTGCAGAACGATATCAAGCGTGGGGTTACTGTTGTCTTGACTTCGGCTCAGGCGAATCTTTTTGAGAAGCATTATTCTGACAAGGGTGCTTCTCGCCCTAGTCACGAAATTGAGATGTAATTTGTGACAATCACAAGGCGATAAGTATTATGAGTAAAGTTTCAATTGTGGTGTGTTGGCGTCATGGCACTGAAGATATGATTACTGCTTGCTTGAAGAGCATCGGTAAGCATACGAAAGATGTTGATTATGACGTTATGCTTGTAAGCTTATTGCCTTGTGAGTCAAATCTTAATCCGATGCCTATTTTGAAAGATATTGTTTCTGTAAAAGCATTAAAGGTTATTGGTCTTCCTATGGGTGTAGAGGAGGCGACTAGTAAGACTCATGGAAAAATGCTTGATGCTATTATTCCTAATCGGATTGATAGCGAATATTTTTTGACTTTGGATTCAGATTGTTTCCCCGTAGCAGATGGTTGGTTAAGTGATTTAATTAAGATGCTTGAGAATGGAGCTAAGGTTGCTGGGATTCTTCATCCTTGGGCTCCTCCTGTTGGGGTTGCTACAAATAAGATTGAATACAGGGTAAGATCTCAACATTGTTGGGAAAGGACTCATGTTGCTTGTCAATTGATGAGGACTAAAGATTATTTGGAATTGCATGCTAATGGTTGTCGATTTAATGGTGGGGATGACACTGGATTGTTGATTCCTAAGATGGTAAAAGAGATGGGTGGCATTATAGACGGGTTTAAGGTTACTCGTTGCCCTAAGGTCTGGGAAGGGGATTTAGACCCTGAATTTAATAGGTATGTGTGTTTGGTTTTTGGGGATAAGGTTTATCATCATGGTGGATTTAGTCGGGTTAGGACTACAGATGATGAAAGAGTTTTTGGCAAGAGTTTTACATGGTGTGAGGATTTGGTGTTATGGGGAAGAGGTGCAGAGTTTCTATTGAATGATCGGTTCTGTTATAAATTCAAACTTGATAGAGAAGAGGACGTTGCTAAGGAAAAGATGGAGAGACTGTTTGGTTTGTCCAGTAAGAGGTTGGCTGGGTGAAGTATTCTTACTGTGCATCGTTGTATAAATCATTTCTTGAAGGTAGGTATTCTTTTTCCTCTCTTAAGATTTTAAGGATGAAAAATATTTTATTTGAAGTTGAAGGTATGATTGTGATTTTAAAGGAGAGAAGATTTTATGGGTGTTGTAATTTTAGCGGCTTATCGTCCAGGGACTAGGGATGTTTTCCAATCTTGTCTTGAAAGTGTATTTAAATATACAGACAAAGATCAAATTGATTTTCGTATTATTTATGACAAAGCTTTGCCTCTTGATATTGAGGATTTGATTTCAAAGTTTCCTGTTAGTGTTTATGGATATGGAGTTCAGGATGGACTTCGGGGAAGTTTTATCCATGGAACTCTATTGAATCAGGCTTTAAAAGAGAAGATGAGTGGCGATTATCTTTTGACTTTAGATTCGGATTGTTTCCCCGTAGCGAGTGGTTGGTTGGATGATCTAATTAAGATGCTTAAGAATGGGGCTGGGGTTGCTGGGATTTTGTATCCTTGGCAACCAATTCCCATTGGTGTTATGAAGGGTAATATTGAGAGGAGAATCCGGGAAAAACATTGTTGGAACAATACACATGTTGCTTGTCAGTTAACTAAGCTTTCTTTTGTTTATGATAACAACATTGATTATATGGCCAATGATGACACGGGGTTTATGGTTCCTTGTAAGGCACATGAGTTAGGTCTTCCGGTTACTGGATTTAAGCTAACCCGTTGCTGTAAGGCGAATGATGGGGTTGATTTTAATCCAGAATTTAACAGGCATGTTTGTTTGGTTTATGGAGACAAGGTTTTCCATTATGGTGGAGCCACCCAAACATTAACTGGGTATAAAATTGATAGAGACGATATGTTTTCTGATGCTTGCAGGAAAGTTTTGGAAAATAAAAGTGCAGATTGGCTTTTGGATGATTCTTTAAGTCATAAATTTAAGCTGGATAGGGAAGAGGAGATTGCTGACTTCAAGATGAGGATTATGTATGCTGAAATGGTAAAATTCCTTGAAGTCAATGATAGGCTTTTTAATCCTTGAGGTGTATAGATGGAATTAGATGACTCAATTAAAAAGTTTAAAGACATAGCAAACTTATGTTCTCAGACTTTACCAGGATCTTCTTCTGAGAATGCTCAGATTGCGACTTGGCTTGAAGAGCTTAAGACATTAAAGCAGAAATTTGTTGTCCAAGGTCCTCATTCGGGGTTGTCTCCAATAGTTGGGGTTTCCATTTGTATTCTTACCTATAATGTTTTGTTCTATAACAAGATTGCGGTAAAGAATATCAGAGAGTTTACAAAATTTATTCCTTATGAGATTATCTTTTTTGATAATGGCTCGGATGATGGTTCTGTTGAGTGGTTGCAGGATCAGGGTTTAAAAGTGATTAAAAATGATCGGGGAGAGCATTTTCGCCATGGTTCTGTTTTAAATTATTTAGTTAGGCATGTAGCCAAGTATCCTATTACTTGTACTTTATGTTCTGATGCTTTCCCTGTTAGTCCTGAATGGTTGAGTCCTGCTTTTTATTTAAATGATAAGGTTATGCTTTCTGGTATTAGCCGGGGATATGGTCGGATTACGAAAGACTATGTGTGTCCTTCTTATTTGTTTGGGTGGACTGATTGGTTAAAGAATCATTCTTTCTTGGATAATTGGCCTAATACAGATACAGGAGAGCAATTAACAAGGGATTGTTTGGATGAAGGGAAAGAAATCAAGACATTTCCTTTTAATGCAGAAACCTTTGATGGTAGGTTTTCTGCCAAGAATTGTGATTACAATGGTTGGACATGGCATGTTTGGTGGGGCGGAAGATCTCAGACGGTTAAGACTGCTGCTGGGGTGGAGTTTGAGCATGGGTATCATGAATTTATGATTGAATATCTTAGGAAGAAACACAATTTAGACTTTTGAGGTAAATAAGTTATGGATATTCCTGTTCCCTTGACTGAATCTTTTTTTAACGAGTTAATTTCAACCGAATTGATTTTAGCTCGTAATGTTTTACCGTCTACCAAATATGATCGTCTGGCTAAAATCCGATTTTTAGAAGATGGTAGTTATAGTGGGGATATGGTTGGTAAATGGGAAATTCTAAAAGGGAATTTGTTTGTTTATGATCAGTGGAAAAAACCACTTTTCACTTTTTACGGTGCTGAGGCTAGAAATGGATCATCGTTTTTGGTTGGAGAATCATTTCTTGAAGCTCAGAAGCTTGGATTTTTGAGAGCAGTTCTTTATCCGTATAAGCCTCTTGGTAATTTTAGGATTTGTATCTCTAGTCATGTTGATTATATCAAAGAGACGATTCCCCGTCTATTGCGTTCTTTGACTAGGGTTGCTTTCCCGAAGGAAGATATCTTGGTGGTTGTTGCTGGGTCTAAAGAATCAAGTCGGGCAATCATTGATGGAATTTCTTATGTCTACATTAAAGAGAACCATGATGGATTAAGTGCCTTGGCGGCTGTTTCGTCTATGTTTGGGGATTACTGGCTTCTTTTGCATGACACTACTGAGGTTAATGATGATTTTATTTCCAAGATGAGGATAATTGATGTTGGTTTGAATTTTGATTTCATTTCTTTCTTTGGGGAGATTGGCCTTTATTCAGATGAGTTTATAGACTTGTTGAATAGTAGAGGTTTTTTCAATAAGAAGGTATCAAAAGACGGTATTTGTTCTTTGTGTGGTTTGTGGGATGATCTTGGGGAAGTTTCTAAATCTCGTCATGCTCAAACTAAAGACGTTTATGGGATTGGGAATAAACGTGACGTGATTTATTTGGATACTTTTGGATTAAAGAAGTATCGGAGAGTGAGTGGGGTTGTAGCCAAACCATGAAGACTGTTTTTTGTAATGGTTGTTTTTCTCATTTGCATTCGGGACATTTATTTTATTTGGGATTTGCTAGAGGGCAAGGTGATTCCCTTATTGTTGGGATAAATAGTGATAGATACATTAAATCAAAGAAGGGATATAATCCAATTCCAGAAGATGAGAGACGGAATGAGATTATGGATCTTGGGTTTGTGAAAGCTGTTTATGTCTTTGATGAAGCAAACGCTTGTCCTTTAATAAACATGATTCGTCCTGATGTTCATTGTATTTCTGAAGAATATGGGACTAACTGCCCAGAGTATGTTCTGTGTCAGGCTTTGGAAATTCGAGTTGCTTTTATTCCTAGAATAGGGAAGTGGTCAACTCGGGCAATATTGAGGGGTGAAGTTTCTTATGATGGAAAATCCAATCCTTGAAGAATCTACTTTCAGGCACTCAGGGGCAAGAGGGGATATTGTCTACTCCTTGCCTACGATTCTTGCCCTTGGGGGCGGGAAATTGCTTCTAGTGAGGGATTCAGATGCTTTCATTGGAAGACCATTGAGTGAACAAGAACTTGGATGGATGAAAGACTTGTTGGTTGGGCAATGTGGCATTTCTGATGTTTTAGAATATGACAATAGAACCGTCAAATACGACTTGGATAATTTTAGAAAAGCAAATGATTTAGTTGTAGAACATTTAGCTAAATGTCATTTAAAATATTTTGGAGTGGAAAGTGATTTGTCTTGTCAATGGCTAAAAGGGTTTAGTCCAAAGACGGTTGGGAAGATTGTTGTTAATAGAAGCAGTCGATATGTTGGACCTTTTAGATGGCAAGAGTTAAGAGGGTGGGAAAAAGACTCAGTTTTTATTGGTTTCCCTGAAGAATATAATGATTTCAAAGAGAAGACTGGACTGGATATTCCTCTTTATGTCCCGACTTCTTATGTTGATATTTGTCAGGTACTTCTTGGATCTTCATTGTTTATAGGGAATCAATCTTTTATTTTTTCTTTAGCAGAAGCATTGAAGGTTAATAGGGCGCAAGAGGTTTGTTTGTTGTGTCCGAATTCCTTGCCTCAGAGTGATAATGGGTATGTGAGTCTGGATCAAAATATCCTTAGGTATTATGTTCGTGCAGAAGGAAGGAAGCCGAAAGGGATTAGAGAAGCGCATTCTATTTTGCAGATAAGGAATAAATTTTCTGGGAATTCCTTGCCTAAGCAAAAGAATATTTACAATCCGATTTTGAACAGAAAGCAATGTTCAATTGTTTTAATTGTTGAGAATGATTTTGAGAGGGATAGGCTGACTGCTTGTTTATCGAATATGCCTTCTAAAGAGATCTTTTGTGTTTACAGGGATTCTTCTGTTAATGAATTAAATACTGTGTTAATGAATACATCCAGTGATTTGATTGTTTTGATTGAGGATCGGGTTTCGTTGGCTGGCTCTTGGTTAAAGGAGATGGCTTGTTTGATTGAAAACAATGTTGGGATTGTGGGTTGTCATGTGGGGAATGATTCTCCTATGCAATTAAGTGGCGGGGTTGTTGCATTTCCTCGTAAAATAATTTTAGATTGTGGTGGTTTTACTTCATTGAGTGATCGAATGTGGATTGAGTTTTGTCAGAAGATAAAATCTTATGGTTATAGCTTCCGCCAATGCAGAAGTAGTAATGTAAAATTAAAGGGTTGCTGATTATGGTTATCAAACTTCTTCATGGTGGTGTTAGAAAGAGTTTAATTTTAACTTCTATTATTCATGAGTGTAAGATCCGTTATCCTCAAGATGAAATTCTTTTGGAGACAACAAATCCTGAGATATTTAATGGGAATCCAGATGTAGATCAAATTGGGTTTTTCAAAGGGAAATCTATTATTGATTTAGATGTTATTGTAGATTCAATTTTTGATGCCCATTTAATGGATGTTTATTCTTTGGCTATTTTGGGAGACGTTCGGTTGAGATCTAGGAGGATGAGGGTTTTTCATCCATATCAAGATATTAAGGTTCCTGATGTTGTATATGTTGGCGAATTATTCTCTAATCGTTATCCTGAGATAGTAAAGCAAATCGCTTTGTCTTATCCAAAGATGTCTGTTCTTGGATATTCAGCAAATGATTTGTGTCTTTTGGTTAATCTGTTAAGTCAGGGTAAAGCTTTTGTTGGTTGTGCAGAGGATATGTCTTGGGTTGCGATGGCAACTAATATCCCGATGGTTTTTGTTAATGGATTTTTTTCTGAAAAGCATATTCGTCCCTTCAGAGAGGGGATTCCATGCAGAATGGTTTCGGGTGAATGTTGTAGCAAAAATGAGTGTTTAAAATTGAATGCAGTTTCTTTATTTAATAATGTTTTGAAGATTAAATGTGCGAATAAACAAGAGAACATTTGTGAGACTGATGTAAAATGTGAAGAAATTATGGAAGCTTTATCTCAAATAGTTAAATGAGCAAAACTTCTGTAATTATTTCTTCTTATAACCAGAGACAAACTTTAGAATTGTCTCTGGAGGCGTTATCCAAACAAAGCGTGTTGCCTATTGAGGTTATTGTATCGGATGATGGTTCAACTGATGGGACTATAGAATGGCTTGATGCTTTGCCTGGGAGTCGATTCCCTTTCCCATTGTCCTATGTAACAACCAAACATGACGGGTATAATGTTGCAGGGGTTTACAATGCGGGGCTTGGAAGATTAAAAGGAATAAGGCTCTTAATTTCTAATGCAGATGTCTTACTTTCTCCTGATTCTGTAAAATTACATGAAGACCTTCCTGATTTTAATTTAGGTGGAGGGTTTATCAGGGAGATTGTTTCAACAATTGCTTCTTTAATTAAGATTGATGATATTTCTTGTTTTGAGTATATAGAGTTTCTTTATAATGCTCACAAGGGAGGGTATGGTAATGAAATTTGGCGCGGATATCGTCCGATGTTGAATCCTTGTGGGTTTTGGTGTGGTAACTTTTCTGTTCCTGTTAAGTTCTATGAAGACGTTAATGGTTTTTCTTCTGATTATAAGTGTAAATATGGTGGTGAAGAGCCAGATTTCGTTGAACGCTGTTTAAAAGCTGGGGCTTGGGCTTCTTGGGTTGAAGGCTCATTCGGATATCACTTGGCTCATCCTCGGAAGGTTTATTCAATAAAAGCTTTGGGTATTCAGAAATATCGTAAAGACAGGGGAATGATATGAGGACAATTAGAATAGATAAAATAGATAAGGAAATGATTACTCCGGAATCGAACCCGATGGTTCTTCATTCTGCTGAGGACTACAACTTTGATTTTGGTGGCATTCGGTATATTAAGACAGGTTTGAGGTTTTATTTCCCTGCTGATATTCAAAGATTTTATTCTTCGGTTGTTCCTGGTATTGTTATCTTAGATGCTCAGCAGAGTAATATTGATGGGGATCTTCAGTTTGTTGTTTTATGTGTTTCAATGTCAGCAAGTATTAAGAGGATGCAACCTTTTGTATCTGTGAGTTTTTGCCAGATGAATCCTTGTCCGATTAGGTTTGCCGAATATTCCGAAGAAGGTAAGCGGTTTGTTTTTGGGAGGAGAGAGAACATTGAGAATAGCACTGGCGTTTAATCATCCTAGTCCTGAATTAGAAGCAATTGCAATTGCTCTATCTAGGCTTGATGAGGTAATTAGGATTTCTAATGGGAGTCCTTTGTCACATACAGAGGTTTATGATTTGGCTGTATGTGTTGGATCGGTTGCTGTTTGCCCTTTAGCAAAGAAGAGGATTCTTTTTGTTTTAGGACAGGTTAAGAATCATCCTGTTGGGGATTGGGATGGGATTGTTGTTTCTTCTTCTATGGCTCAGGATTTGGCGTTTAAGAGGTTTGGTCATGGGTTTAGGTCTTTGGTTGCCCCTCCTCCTATTCTTGGCTTAGAAGCGGGTAGAAGGCGGCTGGTGAATCCAGAAAATGGAATGATTCATCTTTCCGATGGTGGTTTCAGTTTCCCGGATGATGTTCTTGTTTTTAGGACTTGGGGGAATTGTCAGTTTGATGTTAAGAGGGAATTTTTGTATTCAAATTTAGATTTCAATTCAAAGATTAGGGCTGGTTGTGTTGGTTATTATCCGTCTGATATGGAAGATGGGTATGATATTCAGGTTAGGAGACATTTGGCGTTAGGCGGTTCTGTTATTTGTCGGAGGGATAAGTTGGTATTGGGAGATTTGACTAATAGGTGTTTTGAATTAGGGGAAAAAATTCCGGATAAAATAGAGGCTGTGGATTGTGTTGGTGATTTGGAAGAATATGTTGATAAGATATTGGTTTTTGTGAGGAGAGTGTTATGATGGAATGTCTGTCTTACGAATCTTGGTTGAAGATAGTTGCTCACCCTTTAGATGTTGGTTGTCATGGGGAAAATTTCTATAATCATTATGTGACAAAGTATAAATTAGCAAGGCGATTTGGTCCAAAGAAAATTGGTGAGATAGGAGTGCGTTTGGGTTATTCTGCTCATGCTTTTTTGTCTGGATCTGGCTTTAGCGTCCCCTATTCTGGTTTTGACGTTGTTGGTGGAGAACATGGGGGGACTAACATAGCCGGGTTAGAATATGCGAATTCTATTCTGAAGAGAGATTTTCCAAGGTCCAATATTTCTTTGACTAAAGTAGATACCCAATCAATTAATGAATTCCCAGAAAGCGGGTTCGACTTTTTTCATGTTGATGGAGATCACACTACTGCTGGAGCCTTGCATGATATGCGAATGGTTTGGGGAATAATTAAAAGCCATGGAATTATGCTTGTTGATGATTATGATTACATAGCAGATGTAAAGAACGCTATTGATGAATTCTTGAAAGAGAAATCTGGGGATATTCTCTACAAGGAATATGTAAAGAGTTTTCGTGGTGAAATTCTTATTATAAAGAGATAAGGAGAGATTATGGCTGGTCTACTTCCCGTTGTTTGTATTTTTGGTGTAGAAAATATTTCATTAGAGTCTCTTGGTCCTGTTCCTGTATTTGAGACGAGCAAGTTGGATTGTCGTTGTTATTTAACAGACGATGATCTTTATTCTGTATTGGCTAAGGATCGTCCTGGGGCAATTATTTCATTTGGGAAGCAAGAAGACTTTCCAAATCTTTATTCTGCTTCTTTCGAGGTAAGAAGGAAGTGGGTGAATTATGAGAAGATGGATGATTTAGCAAAGATTGGTGGAGAAGCTTTTTACTGTTATCTTCATAGTTTGTTGGCGAAAAGAGATTCTTTCCCGTTGGTTACTGTTTTTACGCCTGCTTATCGCACGGGTGATAAAATTCTTAGACCATTTCAATCCTTGGTGTCTCAGAAGTATAAGGATTGGGAATGGGTTATCATGGATGATTCTGATGATGGTGGTAAAACTTTTGAGATGCTAACAGAGTTGGCGAAGAAGGACTATCGGATTCGTCTTTATAGGGCGGATAGGAACTCTGGGGTTATTGGGCATGTGAAGAGGGATGCTTGCATGTTGGGGAGAGGAGAATTCCTTGTTGAGTTGGATCATGATGATGAATTGACGCCTTGGGCATTAGAGAAGGTAGTTGCTGCTTATCAAAGCCATCCTGAGGCTGGTTTTGTTTACACCGATTTTGCAGAATGCTTTGAGGACGGTTCTCCTGTTGAATATCCAAAGGGTTGGGGTTTCGGCTATGGGTCTTATCGAGAGGAGATTCATGGTGGGGTAAAGTATTTGGTTTCAAATGGTCCGAATGTTAATCCCAAGACCATTAGACACATCATTGCTGCTCCGAATCATATTCGTTCTTGGAGGAGGAGTTTTTACAATGATATTGGAGGGCATGGGGATAACATTCATGTTGCTGACGATTATGAATTGATGGTAAGGACATTTTTGGGGACAAGGATGGTTCGGGTTCCTAGTTGTTGTTATATCCAGTATCGGAATGCTGAGGGGAATACTCATAAGGTTAGGAACCAAGAGATTCAGAGGTTGGTTCGGTATTTTTCTACTTGGTATGATAAGGCTATTCACCAGCGGTTTTTGGAGCTAGGGATTGATGATTATGTGTATAAAGAAGGGGAGTATACGTTTTGGAAGTTAGGGAATATCCCTAATTGCGAGAAAGAGCAGATAGCAAATCTTGTTTTTGAGGGGTAAGTATGTCTTTTGAAACAACAAAAGCATTTAATAGGCGTTTTTCTAAAAATCCGGTATATAAGAATATTTTTAGGGGAGATGGTATTGATATCGGATGAGGTGGAGATCCTTTCAAGAGACATTGGTTTGAGAATATTGATCTTGTTCAGACTTTTGATATAAAGAATGGGGATGCTCAATTTATTTCTGATTACGTAAAAAGGACTTTTGACTTTGTATATAGCTCAAATTGCTTGGAGCACTTGGTAGACCCGGTTGTTGGATTAACCCAGTGGTGGTCTTTGGTTAAGTTTGGTGGGTATATGGTGGTAATAATACCGGATGAAGATTTATATGAACAGGGAATATTTCCTTCTAGATGGAACCAAGATCATAAATGGACTTTTACTCCTTGGAAAAAAGAATCTTGGAGTTCAAAGTCTGTGAATGTTATAGAGTTTTGTGATTTTCTTCCAGGAAGTAAGTTTGTTCATTTAATTAAGGCGGATTCTGGTTACGATTATTCATTGAGGAATGTTGATCAAACGCTTGATGGTAATGGGGCAGAATCATTTATCGAGTTGGTTTTGCAGAAAAGATAGGGTTTAAGAATAGTAAATCGTCTCTTTTTAAAATAGGTGAATCCATGAATTAGGATAAAGACTAATAGAAAATCTTGTTTTTTAGGGATAAATGGTGTTTATTTCTCCTTGTTGACATTGATTCTCGTTTTGAGGATCGGGGACAAAAAGGGGGAATGGGAAATGAAAAAGGTATTGATGATGGTGGTAGCAATGGGAAGTATGGTCATGGCTCAGACTGAGGAACCGAAAGCACTTCAGATGCGCAGGCAACAGTATGAGCAGAAGGTTAAGCAGGTAGCAGAGCCTTATAAGAGGGCTTATTTGGTTGATTTGGAAATGATGAAACGGAATTATGGGGTACAGGGGGAAACAGAAGCCATGGCTTTTGTTCAGAAAGAAATTGATATTGTAAAAACAATCTCATCTACTGAAAGCAGTTTGATTGTAGGTAAGTGGGTATGGTTTAATGGGGTGGTTGTTGAATTTCTAGCTAATGGTACTTTAAAAACGGAAGATGGATCTACGGGGACTTGGGTGTTAACAAGTTCTCGTCCTGTTATGCTTAAAACGAATTTTAGCAATGATACTTCTCATGAATTTATTCTTTCTTCGGATGGAAAGGTGTTAAATGGAACTCAGTTGAAAGGATATATCATAGGATTTAAATTTAAGGTGACGAAAAAATAAGGTTTTTTTAATGAGTCGATATGTAATTGGTCAGCAGTGTGGGGGTTTAGGGGATAATCTTCAGTTTTCAACTCTTCCTGAGTTATTGACTAAGCATGGGCATGAAGTATTTGTATCATCAAAAAACGTTCTTCGTAATTCTCAGACAAAAAAACTTGTTTGGGAAATGAATCCTTATGTGTCTGGGTTCACAGATGATGATGCCAATTTAGGTTGGAATCCTATTTATCCGACTCCAATGATATATAATTTGGTATCTGTTTGGGAAAAGGCTTATTTAGGGAAAATCTTTAATATTTATCCAAAAATTTATTACAATCCTTGCTTGAGAGGGGATTTTGTTGGGAAAACAATTTTAGAATTTAACACCGTTACTTTTAATTATGATTCTGCTGTAGAAGTTCTGCCATCTAAAATTGAAAGTCATTTTGAAGATCAAAATGTTGTTATCATTGATAATTCGAGAGTTTCCCGGCATTCTTTGAGGTTTGATAGATTTAAAAGTTTTAAAACGTACGTTCCCTCCGATATTTTTGATTTTTGTGATATAATATTTAGTTGCAAGAAATATATTAGTTTATTAAGTGGTGGGACTATTTTAGCATCTGCTTTAAGGCAAAATAATTTATTTCCGAAGCTAATTTGTTTTTGTCCGCAAGTTGATGTTAACGGTAGGGGTTGGATTTTTGATAATGTAGATTATTTTCCGGTAATTTAATGAAAAAAGTTAGCTTTTATAATGAATGTCATATCGGAGATTGCATATGGTCTCTTACTTATTTCCATTCGATTCTTGAATTTAATGACATTAATATCGTTTTTTGTGTTAATTATAAATATTTTCAAGAATTGAGGGAATTGGTTCATCCATTTTATAAAGATAGGATAGAGCTTCGCCCATTAGAAGAGGCTGATAAGTCTAATTCTATTAACACATGGTTTGGCCATCCAGATTATTCTTTTACTTCTAACTTAAATTCAAATAATCATGAAATAAATGGTATGTGTTTTACTATGTTTAAAGGCTTAAGCCAAAGACATGGTATTTACTTCCCGATGAATCACAGAGATGAATTTGTTTTTGATCATCCATGGCATTATGGGTCCAATCCGATGCTTGAAAAAGAAGGAGACCCTGAGTTTTTGTTTATAAATTCTGTACCTATGAGTGGTCAGTTTTCTCAAAATGATGACGATCTTATTCCGTTATATAATTTTTTGGGAACGAAAAAGACTTTTGTTACTAAAAGGTCTCATGGATTTTCCTGTACTTTGGATTATGGGTTGAATTTGTTGCAGATTGGACAAATAGCAGTAAAGGCAAAGAAGGTGATTGGTGTTAATACGGGTCCTTTATGTGCTTGTGTTAACAAGGCGGCTTTAAAGAAAAATAGAGATTGGCATGTTCTTATAAAAAAGAGTTTGCCTCAAGTGGTTTATAATAGAGTTGATGAAAGATTTATTGTTTCAGAGAATGCTCAAGAGGTGGTTGATTGTTTAGTTAAAATTATCGAGACTAATAGGAGTTTTAAGATAAATGTTTAATGATAAAAAAGAAATTTCATTTTACAATGAATTGCATATTGGAGATTGCCTTTGGGCAATTACTTATTTTAATCAGATACTCGCATTAAATGATTTTGATGTAGTTTTTTATATTAACCCTGATTACTTCAAACAAGTAAAAGAATTGATTCATCCAGCTTATATTGATCGGGTTTTATTGAAGCCGATAATAGAAGTTGACAAAAGTAAATCAATAAATACTTGGATTGGTAGTCCTGAAAATAACTTTTGTCAAAACATAGAAGTTAGTGGTAGAGAGATACAGGAAATGTGTTTCCGAATGTTTTTGGAAATTAGTTCCAAGAATGGCATTATTTTTGGTATAAAAGACAAGTCGGAGTTTATTTACGATCATCCTTGGATTTGTGGTTCTAACCCAATGTTAAGAGACATTGGGAATCCTGACGTGCTTTTTGTTAATTCGACTCCTATGAGTACGCAATTTAGTCAAGATGAAAATGCTTTGGCGTCTTTATATGAAGAATTGAAAGGCAAGAAGGTCTTTACCACAAAGAAGTTTGGCGATTTCCCATGTACTTTGGATTACGGATTGAGTTTATTACAGATAGGCCAAATTGCAGCTAAATCAAAGATTGTGATTGGTATTCAGACAGGTCCATTTTGTGCTTGTGTGAACAAAGAAGCGATTAAAAATGTTAAAGAATGGTATGTTTTGGTTTGGAAGAATAAGTCAGAAATTATATTTCATAACATTGGGGGAAGGTTTAATATATGTGAAAAAGCAGATCAGGTTGTTGATCTTTTAAAAGGAAAATATTCAAAACCAGAAATAAGCGTACTAATGTCTTTGTATAAGGGTGAAAAATTTTTAGAAACATATTTAAGTTATTTTTCTAAATTTACGAATCTTGATAATTGTCAGTTGGTTATTTGTCACAACTGTCCTTCCAAAATTGAATTGGATATTATTGGTAATTTTAATAGAAAATTTCCAGGAAAAGTTAAACATATAATTAAAGATTCATTGACAAATTGGGCTGAGTCGATGAATGAATGTGTTAGAAATGCTGATGCTGATTTATTAACGATTGGGAATGTTGATGATCTTAGACCTCCAGATTCACTTAGGCAGCAAGTTGATTTCTTAAAAAATAATACCGGGTGTGACGTTGTTCATGGTAGTTTTTGGATAGTTGGGCGTTTTGGTTCTTATGAAGGGTGGAGGTGTGTTCGTTCTGGTTATTCTACAGGAAACCCGGAATTATTGAAAGAAATGAGGATAGGTCCTTTTTTTGTGTGGAGAAAATCCACCATGGAAAGATATGGATATTTCGATGAACAGTTTAATGTTTCTGCTGACTATGATTTTGCAATGAGGCTTGCAAGGAGAGTTCAAATCGAGGCTCTTGATATTGATCTTGGATTTTATCTTGATGAAGGCATGGGGCTAAGCACAAGACAAGGTAGCGAAGAAGCTTTAGATAGAACTGCTATTAAGATGAGGTATGGAATACCACTAAATGGACAAGAGATGGATATTTCTAAGACACGTGACATAAAGAAGTATAACCTTACAGATTCTACGTATTTTGGGAAAACTCATAGGAATTCGATTACTTGTTTTCTTGGAGAAACAAGTAATCCGATAAGGATTGCTTATTTGATGCCATCTTTGACTTTTGGTGGTTCTGAAATGAATTTTTATCGTCTTGGATTAGAGGCAAAAAAGCGTGGATATAAGGTTGGATTTTTTGCAACTGCTAGAAGAAGTTTATCGTATGATGTTTCGTGGGCAGATGAGGTTTGGACTCAGGCAGGACCAAACACTTGGGATGCAATGACTGAGGAAATGGTTCGTCGGCTGGGTAATTATGATATTATTCATCTTACCAACTTAACGGAATATCAAAGAATATATCTTAAGGAAAGATTAAAGGATAAAAAGTTTTTTGAAACATGGCATGGGATACAATCAATGAATTGGGCTTGGTCTGGGAGTAAAAGTTTTCCAGCAGATTTTGCAGTTGCTCGATTTTGCGTAACAGATTTATTAGTTGATGCTGTTAAAAATAAGTGCGGTGATGATGTCTTTTTATCTTTGAACCCAATCTTTGTCCCAACAAAAACAGCCCAACTATCTGGAAGGACAGTATCAATGTTGGGGAGATTGGATGAAGAAAAGAATCAAATGGAGTTTGTTGAGATTCTTGCTGGAATTCCTAATGTTAAAGGAGTGTTAATTGGAGATGCAGAGCCAGGAAGTGCATACCGTTCTGAAGTAGAGAAGAAGGCCAAGTTATTGGATGTAGATTTGGTTGTTACTGGCTATGAGCAAGATCCCACACAGTATTTACTGGATTCAGATGTTATTCTTCATTCTTCTAGTATGGAAAACCAACCAATAGCAATTTTAGAGGCTATGTCTTTCGGCATACCTGTAGTCGCCAGGGCTGTTGGGGGGATACCATCTATGATTTCTCATGGGGAAGATGGATTTTTATATACAGATAATAATAAAGCGAAAGAACTTATTTCTTTATTGTTGAGTGATAAAGAGTTTTCTAAAAAAATAGGAAAACAAGCAAGAGATTTGGTTTCAAAAAAACATGAAGTTTCTAAATGCTTTGATTTTCATGAAGGGTTTTATAAGAAAGCGTTTCCTTTTAATTTTGAGAACACTGTTTCTGTAATGGTTTCTTCTTATAACCAATTGGGTGCTCTTAAGATTTTCCTTGAATCCCTTAGTTTTCAAAAACAATTGCCAATAGAAGTAATCATTACGGATGATGGTTCCACCGATGGAACTATAGAATGGCTTGATTCTTTAACCCAAAACAGATATCCATTTGAAATTCGATATGTAACAAGAGATCATGGTGGATATCGTCTGGCTTCTATTCAAAATTTAGGAGCAAATAAAGCAAAAGGATCAAGGCTTTTATTTACGAATGCCGATGTTATTCACTGTCCTGATTCAATTTCTAGTCATTCGGAATTAAAAGATGATACCATTGGAGCCGGAATAATAAAAAGCATTAATGAAGTAGGAACGAGAAAAATCTCTCCTAAGAATGTTTCGACTTTCAATCAAATAGTTTCTATTGCAGAAATGAATCAGGAGGGGAGAACTAATTTGGTATGGGGAATGTATGATTTGAATTCCAACTCTATTGCTGTATGGGGAGGGAATTTCTCAGTCCCTTCTGGTATGTTTGCTAAAGTATGTGGATTTGATGAGGGATATATTGGCTGGGGAGGAGAAGATGCAAACCTCGCTAATCGTTGTCGAGATAATGCGGGTGCTAAAATATCTTGGGTTGGGGGTTCTGTGGTTTTCCATCTATGGCATCCATTAAAGATATATAGCCACCGTCAACTTGGTTCCGCTAGGTATAACGGAAGATGACAAAAACTAATGAGAGAAAATTTAATAGGTCTGGGATTCAGGTCTGTCCAATATGCAAAAATAAATCAGTATTGGTTGAGCATCATATTAACGGAAGAGAAATTAAAGATGCCAATGCTGGTTTCAATATTTCTTGGATCTGTGCTTCATGTCATGATCTAGTTCATATTGGGCAGATAGAGATAGAGGGTTGGATGAGAACGACTGATGGAAGGGAACTCTTTTTCCATCAAAGAGGGGAACCGCCTAAGGTCAAGGATGTTGCAACTCCACCTCTATACGGTAAATAATCTATTGACTAATAAAGACTTATAGATATTCTGACTATTTCTTAAAATTCTTTTCGTTTAGTTTGGATTTTCAGGTCTCCTTGGGTAATACATGGGTGTAAGAGATTGATCCCAGTAACCAAGGAGACAATGATGAACGACTACGCTTCCTCCCCTGCTGCGGTGATGCTTGCCACTCACTGTGTTGTGTGTGGGAGACCCCTTATTGATTCCATCAGCGTTGAAATGGGCATTGGTCCCGAATGCCGGGAAGGCTTCAACGCCGACTTGAGCCCCGAAGATCAGAAGAAGGCCAATGTGCTGGTCCATGAGGCTTCGGTTGCGGCTCAGAATGGCAAGGTTGAGAAGGTTCTTGCCATTGCTAAGCAGATTGAAGAAGAATGCCATATGGGGGAATTGGCTGAGAAGATCCGGGAACGGTTCAAGGTTTCTCATCGGGACCCGGACATTCTGATTGAGAAGCGGGGACAGGTGTTGATGGTTGTGACGCCTTATCGGCGCGGGAAGGCTGAAGACTTCAAGCAGGCATGGCGCAGCATTCCGGGGAGACGGTGGGATAAGTTGGTGAATGCCAACATGATCCCGGAAAGCCAGAAGTCTGCTCTCTGGGACCTCCTCAAGAAATTCTTTCCGGGGAAGTACGGGAAGGGTCCTCAGGGTTGGTTCCGAGTCCCCAAGTCTGTCTGATCGGGGGACAAGTAAAGGACTCGTACTGAATAAGGTACGGGTCCTTTTTCTTTGGTTGTGGATTATTTTCCAGGGAAATATAAGAAAAAGATATATTTGTGGGGTATAATGAGAGTGCAGCAAGGAATGAAGACATCAGCTAAAAGGGAAAGTAAATGGAAAAAAAGCAGATCATGACGTATGAAGAGGCGAAAGCCTTTGTCCAGAAGCATGGGATTAAAAAAGCTATGGAGTTTATGACATGGATGAGTAGACCAGCCGGGGTTCCATCTAATCCTTGGAAGGCTTATCAGGGTAGGGGTTGGACATCTTGGCCTGAGTTTTTGGGAAAAAAGAAGAAGCCTAATGGTTCTAATTTTCTTTCTTATGATGAAGTAAAGGAGATTATTCGTAAGAAGGGAATCAAAAGGATGGTGGATTACAGGACGTGGGAAGAAAGACCTTCCAATATTCCATCTAATCCTGAAGTTTTTTATAAAGGAAAGGGCTGGGTTAGTTGGTCCGAATTCTTGGGTAATGGGAGAAGACCAAGGAACCTTGTTTTTCTTTCTTATGAAGAAGCTAGGGCGATTGTTCAGAAGCAAGGGATTAAAGGAAGAGAGGAATACAGAAAGTGGAAAAAGAGACCTCTTAATCTCCCCTATTGCCCTTCTGACGTTTATAAAAACAAGGGTTGGGTTTCTTGGTCTGATTTTTTTGGAAATGATTTTACTCCTAGGGTTTTTAGTCACTTGTCTTATGAAGATGCAAAAAAGATTGTTCAAAAACAAGGAGTTAAATCGGTAAATGAATATCGAAAATGGAAAAAATCATCCGATATTCCACGTAACCCGGATAGGTTTTATGTAAATAAAGGATGGACTAGCTGGGTTGATTTTTTTGGTACTGAAAGAAAACCAATAAAAACTTCTTAAGGGTTTCTTTGGATTTCCAAGGGTTGCCAGTGATATATAGTCATGGCAACCCTTATTTTTTACTCAGGAGTCCGATAAATGAATGTAGTCTTGGTAAAGGGTAGTCCTCCCCGGTATAGCCTTTATTGCATCCATAAAGAGATTGGGGAACGGTTTACAGTCCGGGTTAAGGTTCTTGACGAGAAGGGTTCTCTTATTGAAATCCGGGATATCCCCGGCTTCACTATCCTTCAGTCTGCCAAAGAGCGTCTTAAGGGCATGGTTAAGATCAAGCAGGAAAAAGGGAAGATGAATTATGTTCAAAACCCTCCCGATTGGATCTGTGCTCACTTTGAAGACGAAAACAAGCTGATTGTTTCTAATGATGAAATGCTTCAAAGCCTTAAGGATGCACTCAAAGAACGCTATGTTTGTTTTAAGGACAATTCCGGCTTGGAAGACAAATTTGATCTTGATGTTGAATACCTTGCTATCCATTTGGGTGATGATGAATTCATTGACGTTTATAATAAGTATGGAGAAATTTGTACTTGTATGTCAACTCGCTTCGCCTCTGTGAAAAAGACAGAGGATTGTTTGGAAGCAGAGAGATTAATGGATAGCTCTAAGAACGCTATCAAAAAGATTCATTCGGTTGCGGTTAAGCCTTGTCTTGATTGTATGGGGAAAGGAGTAGACGTTCACTGTGTAAATTATGACAACAGTTGCGCTTTGAATGAACGGTGTTTTGAGGATAATTGTAGCTGTATTGACCAGAAGTTGGAGACTCATAAATGCCGGGAGTGTGACGGTACTGGTTTTATTCAAGTTAGGGATGAAGAGGACTAAAGAAAAATTTTTAGGACAGGAAGATAAAGGATCTTTGGCTGTGTATAATAGGGGCTGGAGACCAAAAGCTTTATGAACATTATCAGAAAAATTGCGCTCAAGAATTTTGAGTCCCATGAGGACACGGTACTTGACAATCTCTCTCCTGAGTTGAATGCCATTGTTGGTTTAAGCAATTCAGGGAAGTCGGCTATTGTCAGAGCACTTGCACTTATTGCCTATAACCAATTTGATCCTGAATCAGTTAGGAAGGGCAGTGACAACTGCGAGGTTCAGGTTTGGACAGACAAGGGCAATGTAAAGGTTACACGTGGCAAGAAGAATCTCTGGGAAGTTACTGATGCTTCCGGTAAGACTTCTTACTTTGATAAAATTGGCAAACAGATTCTTCCTCAGGTTTCGGAAATTCTTGGGTTTGGTTTGGTAAAGCTGGGTGATGTTGAAATGAAAGTCAATATCATGGATCAGCTTGAGTCTCATTTTATGCTTTCGGAATTTGCGGGGCAAGATGCAACTGGCTCATTAAGGGCTCAGGTTGTTGATGAAATTTCTGGTCTTTCGGGAATCGAGATGTTAATCCGCGAGGTAAGCTTGGATAATTCTAGGCTTACTCGGGAGATCAATCAGCTTGAAGAACAGAATGAAGAGTTGACTAGCAAATTGCATGATGAGAATCTTTTGATTGAGGAGCAACGTGTCCTGAATAAAGTTCAAGAGGATATGAAGAATTATGACGAGCTTAAGGAAGCGGTGGTCCTGGTTGAAGGATTGAAGAGCGAGCTTGGTAAGGAACAGGAAAAGATTTCTCAATTGGAAGCTGAGCTTTCTCAATATCCTGATGAGAAGAAGGCTTTTAGTTTCTTATCGTCAGGGCAAACATTTCTGAATGATGCTGAATCAATGTCTAAGTTTTACAAAGAATGGCAGGTATCAGAAGCTCAAGCCGTTTCTTTGAATGGTGAGTTAAAGAAGCTTCCTGATAATAGGAAAGCTTTGGGTGTTGTTGATAGTGGTTTAGGAAAGGTTTCTCGGGGTATGGATGCGCGAAAGTTTTATGATCAGTGGGTAATTTTAGACAGGGATACAAAGTCTTTGAATGTTGAATTAAAGTTGATCCCGAATGACGTTGCCGCTTTGATTAAGACTAAGCATGCAAATAATTTCATTACGATGGTAGTTAATATGCATGCATTTTTGTCACTGGTGAAAACGTCTCAAGAACAAGTAGAAAAGCTGACAAGAGATCTTATTAAGTTTGCTGATGAGAAAAAGGCATGGAATATCTTGGAGAAGGTTCCTCTGGTCTTGGAAAAGGCAAAAAAGATGAAGGCGGATTTGGATGCCTGGAATTCAGTTAAAGCTTTGGAGAAAAATGCTCTTGAATCTTTGAATAGAGAAGATGAATCTTTAAAGAAACAAATAAAAGAATATGAGGATGCACGTTCACAGGTTGATGTTTGCCCGATTACGATGAAACCTATTTCTGGGGATTGTTTGCAAAAAGATTAATTGGAGAGGAAGATATGAAAGAATTTATTGGTATTTCTGTAAAGTTTTTTTTGGCAAATGGGTGTAAGCTGGAAGGTATTGTTTTAGATGATAAGAGTGATCGGGTACTGATCAAGGATGAAGAGTCCGGGGATGTTTCCAGGATCTTCAAAAATCATATTGTTCTTTTTGTCCCAGCTTCAGAACCAGAGGCTTTTATTCCCTTGCAGCTTTTGAGTTGTTCATGTGAGAGCATTGGTTGTCCGGGGGTAAAATATATTACAGAGGGAGAAACCCTTACTCGTAAAATGTTTGATGAGTTTATGAAACCTTGTCCGAAGCGTTCACAACAATGTCAGTGCCAAACTAAAGGAGATATACGTACTGTTTCTTCAAAGACTTTAAGCAAGACCATTTCGGGGATGATGTTTGGAGACTATCCAGAAGTAGAGGAGAAAAAGAATGGCAAGTAATTTGGAAGAAAAAATCAAGCGATTGCATGAGGCGAAAAAGAAAGCTGAGGATATTTCAAACCGGAAGCAAAGGATTACCGGTGAGTTGGATGGACATCAGAAGCGTCTTTCTGAATTAGAAAAGAAATGTAAGGAAGAATATGATTGTGAGGTTACGGACCTTCCTGGGTTGATTGATCAACTGGAGAAGGAAGCGGACATTTCTATTTCTGAAGCAGAGAGAATTCTTTCGGTTCCTGCAACGGTTGTGGAACAAGAGAATCCTGTTGAAATTCCTGTTGTTGGATCTTCTATCCCTAAAGTTCTTGAGCGTAAAATTAAAATGCCTAAAGCATTGCAAGAAGAAGACGTTCTATAATTTGGAGAAATCATGGAAGCCACAGATGATTCTGTATATTTAGGTCTTGATCTTTCTTTGAGTTCTACTGGTTTTTGCATCAAGAAGGGTGGAGAAACCAAAGTAGAGACGATTAAGAGTGTCCCTGGTGATTTTGATGATGATCTTAGTAGGCTGAAGCATATTTGCCATGAGATTATCAGAAGAATCCCCAAAGACGTTAAGATGATTTGTGTGGAGGATTTTTATACTCCATGCAATGCCAAGCAGATTGGAAGTGCCATCAAGTTGGCGATGCTTGGTACTGTTATTCGGATGGCGTTGTATGATGCCAAATTTCCTTTCTACCTCATCAGTCCGAATCAGATTAAGAAATTCGTGACGGGGAAGGGTTCTGGTCCGAAGAGTATGATTGTGATGGCTGTGTATAAACATTACGGGAAAGAAGTCGCTGATGATAACCAAGCAGACGCAATGGTGTTGAGCCATATTGCTAAGGCTTTGGTGAATACTTCAGATGTTTTCCAGCCAACTAAGGCTCAGAGTGAGGTTATCAAAAAGGTTCTTACTGATCGTCCTCGATATAATTGCTGAGATTGGGAATAACTCAGGATAACCCAAAAGCTCTGGAGGTAAAAATCCAGGGCTTTTGTTTTTTTAGAATTGTTAGATAAAAAATGAATAGGAAATGACTTGGAGTACGATGATGAGAATTTTAGCTCGTGAATTACTGAAGCTTGCACGTTGTCTTGTGTCCTCTTCTTCTGAAAAAGAAGTCGAAAGACTTTTAAAAGCTTTTCTTCCTGGGACAATGTTTTCTGGTCGAGTTCATTCGGTTGGGGGATATAATAGAGACGAGCTACTTGGATTAGAAGCAAAAGATTTAGATCTTGTTGTTGAGCTTCCTTCTGAGAAAGGCAAGCAAATGCCAGAAGGAGCCAAGAAATTTACTCATTTTGTTTGGCAATCATTCCCTCAAGCTATTCACAAACCTTTTCAGACTGGTGCTGCTTATCCTATTTGGCAGATGGTTTTTGATGGTGATGTTGAATTCAATGGGGAAGTGTATAAAACGAAAGGTGCTTCTATTGATGTTGCGGATACAATGAAGGAAACATTTCCTGATCCGACTACCAGACAAAGACAGACTCAATGGGGAACTCTTCAAGAAGATGTTGAGAGAAGAGATTTCACTGTTAACTCTTTGCTCAAGGATATGACAACGGGAGAGTTTATTGATTTAACTGGAGTAAGTGTTACAGACATCAAGAAGGGAATCCTTAGAGGGAATCCCATGGTAGATATGGATGACATCTTTACAAATGATCCATTAAGGATGATAAGACTTGTGCGATTCCAGGCAAAATATGGATGGGATGTTCCGATTAGCGTTCTTAAATCTGTGAAGAGGAATGCTGAAAGGATTCAGATTGTTTCTGCTGAGAGAATCATGGCAGAGCTTGAGAAGGTGATGAAGCTAGGGAAGCTTGCTCAGGCTATTAAGATGATGAAGGCGATTGGATTGCTTAAATATGTAATGCCAGAGGTTCACGCCTTACATGGTGTTAAGCAAAGTCCAGATCATCACTTGGAGGGTGATTGCTTTGCTCATACGATGTTGGTGTTAAAAGGTGCTCCTCCAACCATTGAAGGGCAATTAGCCGCTTTATTGCATGATATTGGGAAACCCAAGTCTCAGGAGATTTTAGAGGATGGGATTCATTTCCATGGTCATGATGAAGTTGGAGCAGGGATAGCAGAGGCAATGTTGCATCGGCTGAAGTTTGACAAAGAAACCATTAGTAGGGTTGTCACAATGGTTCGGAGTCATATGCGCCCATATCATCTTATTGATTCTTCTGAAAAGGCATTAAGAAAGTTCATTAGAGATCTTGGGGAAGAGATGTCGGATGCTGTGGTAAGTCTGGCTGATGCTGATGAAGCTGCCTCCCTTGGTCCTCTAGTCCCCCATGGAAGCATTAAGAAGCTTCAGGAACGCTTAAGGCAGGTAAAGGAGTCTCCGATCAAGGTACAGGGGAAACCTGTCTTAGATGGTCATGAAATCATGAAGCTTTTAGGCATTGGTCCAAAAGATAGAAGTCGTATGCCTGAGATTGGTAAGGCTCAGAAGTTTCTTTTGGAATTAGCTGATGATTGGGCTTCTCTTGGGAAAGAACTGACTCCTGCTGATGCAATATCAGAATTGAAGAACCAGACTTTCTAAATCCCACCTACCTTTAGTATTTCCATTTTGTATTTATTATGAAATGGAAATACCATTTTTGAATGCAAATACCATTGATTAAAAGAGGAGGTTTATGCAAAAGCATCAACGCTATCAAATGATTAAGGACGTTGAACGAAGGATTAGAGCTTCAATTCAGTATTCTAGATGGGTGGATAAGAACAGAGCAACGTCTTGTATTCGCTGTGGTGCTCTAGATGGGCTTGAGGTTCATCATATGGTGGAGCTTTACCATATTATTCTTGGCTTATGGAAATTTTATGGAGATTGGGACGTTGTTTTGAGCCATGCTTTATTGACACATGATACAAATAAATATGAAGGAGTTACGATTTGCTCAAAATGTCATGAGTTATTGCATCCAGGGAGGACGATTGCTTATTCCAAGGATGACGTGCGAGTGACAGATTGGATTGTAATGCCTAGAAAATTAGATTTTAAGTTTTCGATTGGTACGAAGAATGTAGATCCTGATAGTATTGGGCTTTTAGGTCTTCAGACTTTGTGTGGAATTGGCTGGCACATTTTGAATGGGTATATGTCAAGCAATGAAATTGTTTTTAATTGGAGAAGGTTCGCTGAGGTTGTTGGGAAAGTTCCATCTACTTCCTTTAATAATGGGTTTGAGATTGCTTTGGAGTCGTTGGTTAAGAACAATGTAATTGAGGCTTTTTCTCGGAATGACAAAGAGGTAAAGATTCGTTTAACTCCTAATTTTAAGTCAATGCTTCAAATTAATCCTTGGTTTATTTCTATTGAAGACATTAAGACTTCGAGAATGGTTGTTTTGCTTCTTCGGATTCTGTTGAGTTTTCACGGTAATAAGCAGAATTATCTGATCATGAAGGATAAGTTGGCTTCTTATCTTCAGATGGAGACTACTACTCCCGCCTTTATCAACAAGAGTGTTTTGAGTGCGGTTGATGAGATTCCATGGACAGAAGTGAAAGATGAGGGCGATAAGTTCAAATTCAGCCTAAAAAAACGTGGGGCAATCCCGGTTTACTCCTTGCGTTCTTGTCTTTCGCATGCTCTCACCTTGGCCTAGCCGTAGTACTTGCATTTCAAAACCACTAGCTTTGCATTTTGTCAAGTTTTCAAAGATGGAAGTCATAAGTAGTTGTTAGTGGGGATCTTCCGGGTGGTTTGTAGGGAAACAGAGGGAATGGGTTCCCCCTACAACCCTATCTATATAAGAGTGATTTGGGTTAGTTTGTGGCTTTAGGTTTCTCAAATATTTTTTATATTTGGGATAGTGTATAAAGCACTAGGGAGTTTCATATGGACAGGCAGGCAATTAAGTTTCACAAGGGTATGGAGTTTGGTGATTGGCATGTTGTTGGTTATAATCCATTAGTTCGTGATATTGGTGGTGTGAGTGGTGGGTATGTGAGATTAAAGAATATTTTTTCAGGTAAGGTGATTGAGATTAGTTATAAGGGTGATCGGGAGGTATGGGAGAGCATAGTGGAAGGGAAACGGATAATTGATCATGATTTAATGAGGGTAACGAATAAGGTGTTGGGTTATATGGGAGAGATGGTTGATAGTAGTGTAATGCCATTTGCTGCCAGTTTAGCTTCTCGCATTGCTTGTGATATGATTGCATCGAGATTGGCTTGTGAGGAATGTAGTTATTTGCCAGGGGATAAGGGTACGGTGGCAATGAGTAGCAGACGGAATTTGATTTCGAGCAGGGTATTAGCTGATACGAAGTATGAGTATGATCCGGAGCATAAGCACAAGCCTGAGGGTCCTGGTTGGAAAGAGACTGGCCATGGATGGAGTACGAATAAAGAGGATTCTGGGGTAGGGGAATCTGGTGGTAGTCATGTTGAGCAGAATCATGAGGAAGAGAAGCCGAAGGTTGTACAGCATTTAAAGGATGAGGAGTTATCTCATCGGGTGAAGTTAAAGAAAGAAGATTTAAAGAAGACCTTAGATGATGGTCATTACAGCATTTTATCTGCTGGTAGGAATTATCGGGATGAGAAAGAGTCGAAGATGCAACCGACTGACAGTTATTTTCATGATAGGACTTTGGCATTAAGGGATGATTTAGAGAAATCCGGTGTGAAGTATACAGAGGTTGTTGGAGTTTATGACAGTCTTGAGCCGAGTTTTATGGTATTGCACAATTACGAGAAAGATTTTGACGAGAAGACGGCAAGGAATTACATGGTTCATCATAATGGTGTAAATGATAAGCATGTGATGAAGACGGTGAACAGATTAGGACAGAAATACAATCAGGATAGTGTATTGCACAGTTTGAAGGGTAGGAATACGATGGTATTTACTACTGGGGAGCACAGGGGTAAGCATTGTAGCGGGAAGGGTTGGAAGGAAACACCTGATGCTGATAATTTTTACACAGACATTCCTGTAAAGGACACTGAGAATACGAAAGTGTCATTGGATATTGATGAGTGTTTCAAGAGGAAGTTATTGGCTAGTGAGTTGCGGCGTGTAAAGAGGTTATTGGCTAAGGATAAGTCTCCATATAGACACGATCCGAATCATGATAATAGACCACCTGGGAGTTATTGGGTTGAGACAGATAAAGGTTGGAGTCAGTCTGATTATTTAAGTGATTTTGATTAGGAATTTTTTTATGAACTCTAATAAGATAGCGATGAGATTGGCAATGGAGTTAGCTCCTGTGTGTCAGGTAGAGAGATTGATTGATGGGACTGGTGTTCCTTTATCTGAGAACGAGCTAAAAGAGGTTTGGGGCAATGTTTTAGATTATTTAGGGTATGAGGACGTTGGGGAATGGATGGATATAATAGGGTTTAAGGATGCTGTTGATAGGAATGGTCAGGAGTTGAGTGGGATTGAGAAATGGTTATGTGATGAGGTAATGGAATTAGCCGATGATGCTTTAGCTTCTGGTTATCATGAGATGTCCGGGTTAGGGATAAGTTATGTTACGAAGAAAATTGCTTGTGATAGTTGTCCTCCGATGAAAAGAGTAGGCGGTTTAAACATATTAGCTAGAATTGTTCCTGTTTTAAAAAGCCGAAGGATGAGGTAATAAGAATATGAGAAGGATAAGATCAAGGGTAGAGGATGTATTAAAGCGGATAGACACTACTATTCGCAATCCTACGATGCGTGATGAGATGAAGGAGAAAGTAATTGATTATAATGAAACGAAAGATGACAGGAAGGATTTGAGTTTAAGGGATTCAGAGGTTTTGTATAGGGATGTTGATTATGGCGATGAGCTTCCTTTATCGAAGAAGAGGGATGTAGAGATTGATTGGAGTTCTCATGCTGAGTACCGGAGTGAGTTGAGGGATGTATCTCCTGAGAAGGTTAATCAGACGATAGTAGAGAGACTGAAAGATCACTTAAGGGTACCTGAGCATAAGAAGGTGCAGTTTAAGGAGCCTGGGACTGGGACGATGGTAGTTGATTTTGATACGAAGAGTAATCCTGCTGAGGCAAGAGTTATTACGGTATGGGCGAGTTTAGTAGATAGAGTTGCTGATTTTGGGTATAATGACAAGATGGTGTTTTCAGAGATTAGGCGTATTTCTTCTTTGCTTGAAGGGTGAGTAATGGATTTCACAGCATATAGTCATAGTTGTTTGATGGCATTGGTACCTGAGCATATAGCTGCAAGGGTAAGTGCTTTTTCTTTTGCGATACCTGATGATGATATTTATTTACTAGATGACGAAGAGCATGGTAGAAGTGATGAGATTCATTGTACTGTAAAATATGGGTTGCACACAAGTAATCCGGATGAGGTAAGGGGTGTGTTGAAGGGTTTTGATATGATACCGGCTGTATTGGGTGGGGTTACTGTATTTAACAATGCTGATTATATTGTATTAAAGATTGACATTGAGAGTTCTAAGTTAGAAGAGATGTACAAGGTAGTGTGTTCAAAGTTAAAGCATACTGATTTTTATCAAGGGTTTAAGCCTCATATCACGATAGCTTATTTGAATCAGCGGGAAGATGATCCACATTATTATGAGAGATATATGTGTAATGTTTTTCGTGGTGTTGAGATTTTGTTTGACACGATGATTTTTTCTACTTCCTATGGGGATAGGACTTATATTGATTTATGTGGTTGGGGGAGTGATTCATTAAAGGTTGCGAAATTTAATAGAGTAGTTGAGAAGATTTGCAATTAAACGTAAGGGTGGTTGTCTTTGAATTCGTTAAAAGATTCTCGTTTATCGACAAAGGTTGAGAGTAAGTTAGATGATTCATTGGGGTTGCAGGATGAGGTTAAGAGCATAAAACTAGAATCAAGTGTATTGAAGTTTTTTGAAGAATCGAAGAAATATAATAATGCTGTGAATGTTTTTTTAGAGGCGATAAAAGGTTCGACTAAAAGTGCTGAGTCATTGAAGGAGTTTCCTGAGTTAAAAGAGATGGCAGAGTTTAGTAAGGCATTTAAGGGTTGCATTTTAAAGCATGCTTTTATGGATCATAAAGTTTTGAATGAGAAATTGAAGAAGGTAATAAAGAAAGACATTTCATGGAAGTGATAGATACTTTATATAAGGGTGAGGTTGAGTGTAAGAATTACGGGAGTGTTGTAAGGGATAAGGTTAAGGGTTGTTGTGGGGTAATGAAGCGGTTTTATGTGATTTCCTGTTTAGAAGGCATGAGGGAATTACAGGCTGATATATATTGCAGACGGCAATTATGTCGAAATTATGTGAAGAAGGAGTTAGTAGATGAAAGTGGACCGGTTATTTCTGGTTAAGAATTGTCCTTCTTGTGCCACGATCAAGGCTCATTTGAATTGGGGTTTAATTGAGTCTGATAAATTTTTTGGAAAAGATGGACAGAGGCTTTTTGTATTTAATACATTAACAGTTGATGGTGGAAGAGATTTACTTGATAGATATGGTTTAGTTGATAAGTATGCACCGTTGTTGATGACACATGATGGGAAGTTATTAGAAGAGGCTGGGGCTATCATTGCGTATATGATGGACAATAAAATGATTTGAGGGGTTTTTATATGTCTAAGGTAATTCAGCTTTTCCAGCCGAAATATGATGTTGAGTCTTGTCTTAAGTCTATTCGTTCGGTATTGGAGTCAGGTTGGACTGGTCAGGGTCCGAAGTGTAGTGAGTTTGAGAAGAAATGGGATGAGTTTACTGGAAGGAAATGCAATCAGAGTATTTTTGTAAGTTCTGCTACTGCTGCTTTACATATTGCGGTTAGGTTATTGGATTTAAAGAGTGGGGACGGTGTTGCTACTACACCATTAACATTTGTTTCTACGAATGCGGCGATTGTGTATGAGGGTTTGCGTCCGATTTTTTGTGATTGTGGTAATGATTTAAGTTTAAGTTACGAGAGTGTAAGGTATGCGATTGAGAAGAAGAAGGCGAAGGCTGTGATCTGGGTTCATTATGGAGGAAACGTTTCTTCTGATTTTTATAAGATGATGGAATATGCTAAAGGGAAGGGGATTCCAGTTATTGAGGATTGTGCTCATGCTGCTGGGGCATTTTACCAGAATGGGGATAGGGTTGGATCTCGGGTTGATACGATTGCAGCTTTTAGTTTTCATAGTGTAAAGAACATGCCGATCATGGATGGTGGGATGTTAAGTGTACCTGATAGGGGCATGGAGAATCGGGCTAGGAAGCTATCCTGGCTAGGGATAGACAAGAGTACGTATGCGAGGACGGAGGGGAGCATCAATGAGCTTTATAAATGGTCTTATGACGTATCAGAGTTGGGGTGGAAATACAATGGAAATGACATTGCTGCTGCTATCGGGCTTGTGCAGTTGGATCAGTTAGATAGAGACAATGCTTATCGGGTTTGGTTATATGAGAGATATAAGGAAAGATTAGGGGAAGGGATGTTGGTTGAGCATGAGAATGGGAGTTCTCATCATTTATTAGTTGCTTGTGTATCGGATAGGGACAAGATGATCGGGGCATTGAAAGTAAATGGCGTTGCTCCTGGGGTTCATTATTTACCGAATTACAAATTTCCTGTTTTTAGTGAATATGATCATTCGTTGTGTAAGAATATTGAGGAGAAGAGTAGGCATATAATTAGTTTACCGAATCATCTTGGTTTGAGTTGTTCTGATGTTGCTGAAATTTGTTTAATGGTAAAATCATGTTGAGATTAAATCAGATAAACATTGGGACTGTGGATGATATTAGGTTTCTTTTTGAGACGAGGACTCATCCTGAGATAATTAAGTATTTGTTTGGGAATCCTCCTGTTTCTATTGAGGTACACACTGAATGGTTATTAAAGAATGTACCGAATTACAGGAGGATGTTTATTTTATTTGATGGGGATATTCGTGTTGGATATTGTCATGCTTATGATTTTTTTGACAAGGATACGATAGAGGTTGGGTTTGTAATTCATCCTGATTATCAAGGGAATGGTTATGGTAGTTTTATGGTGGGTGAATTAGTTAAGATTATTCAGGGGATCATGCCAGAGAAAAAGATAATTCTTTATGTACATATAGGGAATGACAGGGCGATTGGTTTATATAAGAAACATGGTTTTATAGAGAAGGAGCAGAAGGGCAGTGAATTGCTCTTCGAGTATATAAAATGAATTATCCAAAAGTTTCAGTTATTTTATCTACATATAGTCGGAATCATGGCGACAAGCATTGTTCTAATCTTTTATGTAGAGCGATTGATTCCATTTTGAATCAGACGTTCAGGGATTTGGAATTGATATTGATAGATGATGCATCGAAAGATGGGACTGAGGGGATTTGCAGGGAGTATGCGGAGCAGGATGAGAGGGTTCGGTATATAAGACATGAGAAGAATTCGGGGAAGCCTGCTGTTCGGTATAATGACGGGATGAAGTTAGCGAAGTCTAATTATTTCTTGTTTATGTTTGATGATGACATGTGGTTGCCGAATTGCGTTCAGGATCTTTATGATGAGATTAGGAAAGATAACAGTGTTGGGATGGTTTATGGGTTAGCTGATTTTATAAATACAGGGAGTGGAGTTACTGTTGAAGGTTTTGGTGAGCCATGGAATTATGAGAAATTAAAGGATGAGGGGAATTATTTATGTAATTTGTCCGTGATTTTGAAGAGAGATGTAATAAATTGTGTAGGTGGTTATGATGAGTCTCCTTTATTAAGAAGGCTTTGTGATTGGGACTTATGGGTAAGAATTGGGTCTCAATTTAAGGTAGTTCGTCTTGAGAGGGTAATTGGGAAGTGTTTTCATTCACAGGGAGACAGTATAGGATCTACAGTTGCACTTTCTGTTGATGATTTGAGAAAGATCAGGTTGATTCAAAGAGGCAAAAGGGCAGTTAGGCTTAAAGGCGAGATGAAGAAGATGAATAAATTAGTTTTTGCTTTTACGGAACATGATGCTGTTTTAACTCGTTGGAATATTATTTATATTGCCAATGCATTAAAAGAAGAGGGTATTAATGTCTCTGTTGTTGACGTGAGAACGGAAGAAGGGAAGTCTGTTTGTAGGGATTCTGATACTGTTATTTTTTATAGAACAAATGATCAGTCTTCTTTGAATTTGCTAAGAGAATTAAAGACTGAAGGTAAGAGCGTTTTTTATTCCATTGATGATTATATATTTCAGCCGGATTGCAAGATAATTGAAGAAGATAATGGTTTAATAAAGTTATTTATTGATGAGTGTGATGGGGTTATTTCTCCGAGTAAATATCTCTTGAGTAAAATTCCTGATAACAAGAGGAAGATTTACAGGAAGAATTTTTTAGGGAAAGAGGCGAAAGATTTATTTATTAATGGTGTGGTTGCGAAATCTGATGAGTTTGTGATTGGGTGGCTTACTGGTATTAACAGACACGAGATGGATTTTTTTGTAAGGGATTATTTGAAGTTTTTGGACAAGGCATTGAATAAAGAGAAGGTAAGGTTTGTTTGTTTTGGTAAGCATAGGCTTGGGAAGTTAAAGAATATTAAGGTTGAGGAGTTGGATTATTTTGAGCTAGAAGATTGGAAGGGGTTATATTCAAAATATCGGGAGTTGGGGTTGGACGTGGTTATTAATCCCGTGAAGGATGATGATGAGTTTTTCAGGTGTAAGTCTGAGCTTAAATATATTGAGGCTGGTGCTCTTGGGACTCCATTAATTGTAACGAAGATTCAACCTTTTGTTGATGTTGTTAAAGATGGCGTTACTGGTTTGTTTGCCAATACTCCTGAAGAATTTGTTGAAAAAACTTTATTACTTTTTCAACAAAGAGATTTGTTAAAGGATATGAGTAAAAGCGTTCTTGATGATATTGAAAGGGAATATGACGAATCAAAGATAGCAAAGGAATTGCTTGCTGAGTTGACTTCAGTAAAGAGTCGGGTTGTCGAGAGTGCTAAACCAGATGTGGATTTTAAGGAAGAGATGGAAGACGTTGTTGATTCAGTGAAAGAGACTGTTGTTGAGAAAGTATTTAATTGGGTTTTAGGGAATTTGTCAGTTTCGGATGATGGGATTGTTGGTCCTATTTATCCTTTGGCTGAGTTCAAGATGGAATTATCATCTTGTCCTTTTGGTTTAGTTTCTGAGTTGCATGTTTTGGGTGCAACCTATCAGAAGTTTGTCAGGAATAGTGCTGATTATCGGGTTTATGTAAACAATGAGAAGGTAAGAGAGGGGAAGATTTCTGCTCATGGGATGAAGGATAATACTTGGTGGAAGATGGTGTTTGACCCGATTAAGGTTGAAGAGGGTGATTCCTTAAGTTTTGTTATTATCCATAGGGACGTTGGAACGAATATTACTTTTAGGACTTGTGAGGATAAGAAATTTGGGATTGCTAAGGTTGGGGCAAGGGTGGTTCCTCCTGTTGCCATGAGGATTGTGATTGATCAAGGGGAGAAATGATAATGGATATTAATATTGGCGATGGTGTTGCCGTAATGAGTGCTGAGAGTCGGAAGAATGAGATTCCGAAAATAGCTACCATGTTGGTATATGGTGCTGTTTATTTTAAAAATTGGTGCAGGAATAAGGATGCTGTTAATGTTATTTTGAACGGGGATTCTATTAAGATTCACGTTGCTGATTTTGAATTAGCCAATGAGATTTCTCAAGAGATTAAGGGGAATTACATTGATTTGAATGGAGGGTCTTGTTGTTTAAATTCTCCTACTGAGGTATTGAAGGTGATTGGTATGGCTCAGTCTTTGTATGCTCGTAAGACTGATACAAGAGCCGGGAAGAAGGGCATAGTGATGTTATCGGATAATGATGGTTGTGGTTTTTGGAGGATGCGGCTTCCGGCAAGGTTTATTGAGCGGGATGGATGGTATGCGGACATTACTTCTGCTCAGGTTGATTTTAAATCATTGTTGGAATATGACACTATTTTTGTTCAGAAGTTTCATGAATGGGATGCTTATTACATTTTAGAGAAGCTGAAGAAAGCTGGTAAGCGGATTGTGTATGATATTGACGATGACATTTTTAATATTCCTGTGGACAATCCAGCGGCAAAGATTATCAAGAAGGATCAACAGTTTGCTGCTTTGGAGACGATGAAGCTGGCTGACGTGGTTACAGTTTCGACTGATTACCTTAAGGATATGATTCAGGCTGGTCTTGGTCCGAAGGGGAAGGTTGAGGTTATTCCTAATGCTTTGGATTTGGTTGGGATGACTTCTGTTAAGGAGTGTGGGAGTCCGGATGGGTATAAGCGGATTTTCTGGCAGGGTGGGACGAGTCATGCTGAGGATTGGCATGTATGTATTCAGGCAATTGAGGGTATAATGAAGGAAGATGAGAGGGTTCGGCTGGTGTTGTTGGGTTATCTTCCTCCTGTGGTAATGGAGATGGTGAATCGGAATCCGGGGATGAATCTTCGGGTTGAGCACATGGGTTTTAGTGAGCCTGAGACTTATTATCAGATGATCAAGTATGTTCGTGCTGAGGTTGGGATTTGTCCTTTGACCAATATTCAGTTTAACAATGGGAAATGTGTTGACTCATCAATGAGAGTATCAACTGATTGTGGAATTATAGAGATTGGGAATGTAAAAAAAGACATGAAGGTGTGGAGGGATGGTTGGAAAAAAGTAGAGGGTGTATTTATAGATTCAAAGAAAGAAGGATTGGAGATTGTAACAAAACATGGATATTGTTTGCGTCTTTCTCAAGAGCATAGGATGTCTGTAGAGGGTGAATGGAAGATTGCGAAAGATTTTGTTATTGGAGATAAAATTGATATGAGTTTTGAGGATTCGGCGGTTAAGGAGAATGTAGTCTGCCCATGGCCTTCGGATAGTAGAATGAATAAGGGTGGAAGAAAGAGAAAGTTAGGGTTTAAAGGATATGGACCATCTGACCCATACGCCTTTTTGAAAGCGGAAGATGGTCCTAAAATAGAAATAACGCCAAGATGGGGAAGGATACTTGGTGCATATGTAGGGGATGGCTCTGTTGGGCAATCAACTACAATGCAAATATCATGTGATGGGATAGATCAAGATTGGATAGACCTCCTGATGGAGGACTTCAGAAAATTTGGATTTTCACCTCATACAGAATCAATTGTAACCTTTGATGGAACACCGACAAGACGGCGTGGGGTCCGAGTTTCAAATTCTCATCTTGCTCGGTTTTTTGAAAGCTTGGGTTTATTGCGATACAGAGAAAATGGAGTACCGATTCGCGTTGTTAAGGTTCCTGACGTTATTTGGAGTTCACCAAAAGCAGTGATTGCTGAATTTTTGTCTGGATATTTTGAAGCAGACGGGACAAGCTATCAATGCGCGGTTAGCGTTGTCTCAAAAAGTCGAGATTTTTTAATGGACATTCATAGGTTGCTGTTGGTATTTGGAATTAAGTCTCGATTCTTTGAAAGAACGCATTCTTGTCAGACGTGCAAGAGAACTTATTTTAACATAACGTTGGCAAGAGATGCTGTAGATGTTTTCAGAAGAGAGATTGGGTTTAAGTCAAAGCGGAAAAAAGAAAAGTTGAATATTATATCGTCAAAAAAACATTCAAATTCTTTTAGATCAATGGAATTGTCTGATGAAATAGTTTCAATAAAACCGTATGAAATTACTCCCGTTGATATTCAAGTGCAGGGGGAAGAGTTTGTATTGTCTGGTTTTATTTCACATAATAGTAATTTAAAATATTTAGAGAACACGGTGATAGGTGTTCCTACGATTGCTTCTAATCGTGTTCCTTACTCGGTGATTAGGAATGGTGTTGATGGGATGTTGGTGAATGACAATGAGTGGTATAATGCATTAAAGGAGTTGTTGGATGATAAGGAGAAACGGAAGGGGATGTTGATTGAGGCGAGGAAGACTGTAAAGAATAGTTTTGATATTCGTCAGGTATCAGAACAATGGGCAGATGTACTTTGTAAATAAGAAAGAAAAAGAGAATGAATCCGAAGCAGAAGCCGTGGATCTGTGTAGAGAATGGTTGCAAGAAGTGTCGGAGTTTTTTTCCGAAGGAAGAGGTTCCTGATAGCTGTAATTTTTCTATTCTTCATGGTTTAGATATTTCTGATATTGGTTTACATGAGCGGGTTAGGCGATGGGGGAAGACAACCAGGGTTATTGAATGTGTAAAGAAGTTTGAGGATAGTGACGTTTCTATTTTTCTGGTAACGGTGAATAAAGAAATGGTTGACTATATTAAGAGGCGGCTGAATCAGAGGAATGTGACTATTTTGAGTAAAGAATCATTTGGTGATGGTTCTGGTAGGTCTGGTTTGGTGTTTACGGATGAGATTGGTCCGGAGGATGTTGCTAAATACAAAAGCAATCGTGATTTAAGATTTGTTCTTGGGTATTACACTCGTGGCTTTGAAAGAAAAGAGTCAGGTCAGTAAGATTTATTTTATATCTAGGTCTTTCTATAAAAGGAAAGATTAGGAGTAAGTCATGTTTAATATTTTTGCTGCTTTACGTATTGCTCTTCAACCTGGGGCTGAGCTTGGTGAAATTGCTATTGGGATTATCACTGAGGATTTCATTCCGCTTACTGAGGACTTGTTGAAGAGGGAGGGTAATGAGGGGGATAAGGCTGAATTGGAAGAGCTTCTTGGTTTGTGGAAGCATTATGCAGATAAGAAAGAAGCTGATTCCAAGTTGTGGCGGAACATTGCGAATAAGTCATTGCAATATGGGGCAATGAAGTTTCCTATTTTTAAGAATGAATTGGCTGAGGTTGAGTCTAGGATTGTTGAGGGTTTTATTACTGGTGGTAGGTATCGTAGGTCAATTGAAAGTTTTAATATCAAGGGTGGTCCGAAGGCATTTGCTGCTTATTGGAAAAGCATTTTACACAATGAGGTATTAAATGCATTTCGTAATATAATGAAATCTTCTCCTGAGTGGGGGATTGGATATCGTAGTGATAATACTACGAATGATGAGGGTGGGGAGACTAATGTATTGGAGAGGATTCAGGCTCCGAGAAGCACAACTAATCTTGATGATCAGTTGATGAAAGACTTAAAGGAAGATTTGGACACTTATATAGAAAATCGGTTTGGGGATAATGATGTGACGATGCAGGTTTACGAGGCATGGATGGATGCTGCTGAGAAGAAGGGTGCTGATGAGGTTAATTTCCGTCAAGATGTAGAGATTCCTCTTCAGCCGAAGTTAGAGAAATTGGGTTTGCCTTCTGGTAGGAGTTTGATTAATTTACGTTGGCGTGACTTGGTGAAGGCGATTGTTGATTTCTTTGAGAAAGAGGAGAAGATTCATCTTTCTCCGAAGTTGAAGCAGCATCTTAAGGTTGCGGAGTTTTTGGCATATGAGGCATTTCGTCAAAGATTGGCTTCTTATGTTTTGGAATTGCGTTAAGGTTAATCTCGTCAATAAAGGTTTAGGGTGTTATGACTCAAAAGCAAGTGTTATGCTCTAGGGTAATATCGGTATGGGATGAGTTGTGTAGGCACGAGCCACAAATTGTTTCAGAAGCAAAAGCACTTCAATATTCTTTTGTTGTCAATAAAAAGAAGTTATTGACATTTTCTTTGGTTGACTTGAGGTGTATGGGAATAAAGGTTTGCTCTCATTTCCAAAAGAAGGATATTAAAGCTGAGGACGCTATGGCTGACATAGGGACGTGGGCATTTACAGAATGTGATGATAGCATTCTCAAGCGGCATATAAATAAGTAAGATTTGGTAGTATCAAGGAATAGTGATTGTATGGCGAATTATGATTATCGTTGTTCCAGATGCAATACCATCCGGGAAGTTTCTCACCCCATGAAAGATTCTCCTGTAATAACTTGTTCTTGTGGTGAATCCATGAGCAAGCTTATACGTGCTTGTAATTTTTCGATTGGGGGAGGTTTGGCTAAGGAACGGGTATTGGATCAGATGAAGAAGGAGGGGGATATCCGTGCTGATTTGAAGGTTCATCATGGGATTGAGAATTTTACTCCTTTGGGTGGGAATACGATTGAGGATGTATATCGGGACGTAAAAGGTAATGGTTCGATGGTTAAGGATCAGTTTGCAGAAGAGAAGTATAGGAATGAGAAGAAGAAGAATGAGAAGGTAAAGGATTGGAAGCAGAAGGCTCAGAAAAGGGCTTCTAAGCGCCGGGAAGAGATGAGGGTGAGGAAGGAATCGGAAGCTGCTCAAAAAAGAGCCATAAGCTTATAAACAGCCAGAATATTTGGTTGAGAATATTAGAGAGGGATGTAGAATGATTTCGACTCAAATTCTTAATTTTGATAATTGTGACTGTGCAGAGGGGATTCGTGTTGCAACTAAGTGTTCAATTGATCTTGCCAACGTTTTTAGTTTTCCTGTAATTGAGACGAAGCTAGGCAGGGTTGGGAATCATACTGATTCGAGTATAGATGCCATTCATTTTGTTTCTTGTGGTACGATTTTATTTCCAGATTTTTACAGAGAGATGCTTACCACATTAGAATATACGAGAATGGATTATGTAGCATGTCAGGCTGGGGTTTTGAATTTTTCTAATGGGAAATCCATGATTTTGAAGGCTGGTGAGCTTGGTTTTGAGTGTTCACAGATTATTGTCAGAAGGTGGGTATATGAAGAGCTTGGTGACTTTGAAAGTTCACCAATTGAATTTGTTAAGAAGGTGATTGTTGATTATCGCGGTTGTGAAGTTCCTCAAGTATTATTAATGAAGGTGTAACATGGCAAAGTTAATTCGTGGGAAAGATCCAGAGAGTGATTATACTTTTGACATTTTGAAGCAATTTAGAAGTGATCGGGTTGATGATCAGAACACAATGGATTTGATGGCTATTGTGTGGAGGAGAAGTGGAAGACCCGTATTGGAGAAGCGGCGTGTATGGCATGGGAAAAAGGGTGGGACTAAGCTAAAGAAATTGGTTGGGATGAATTCTGATGATATTCAGTATATTATTGATCATCAGGAAGAGATTGTTAGTTTGTTGAAGTGAGATTTTTGTGGTTTAGAGGAGAGTGTTTTCATGTATAAGTATGAAGATGTTTTGGCTAATTGCACTAAATATTTTGATGGTGATGAGTTGGCTGCATCTGTTATTGTTTCAAAGTATTTGTTAAAGGATTCAAATGGGGATTTTCTAGAAAAAGATCCTGATGACATGTTCAGGAATCGGATTGTTCCTGAGTTTAAGAGGACAGAGGATAAATATGTGAATCCTTTGCCTTTTGATGAAATTTATGGATTGATGAATGGGTTTAGGCGTGTTCTTCCTCAGGGTTCTCCTTTGTATGGGATTGGGAACAATGAGAAGTTGATGTCCCTCGGAAATTGTTTTGTTAAGGGAACAGAGGTTCTAACAAGGGATGGTCAGAAAAAAATTGAGGATGTTAAGATTGGTGATTTTGTCCTAACGAATGGCGGGACTTGGGAGAAGGTTTCTCAGTTGCACAATAGTCCTCTTGATGGACGGCAATTGTATGAATTGAAGTGTTTTAAAACACCGGGTTTTGCTTGTACTGGCAATCACGAGTTCTTTTCTATTAGTAAGGAGCAGATTGCTTTTGGTTTGAAGCCCAAATACAATGCAACCGAATACCTTCGGGTGGGAGACTACATTGCTCTTCCTAAGAGGACAGATGCCGGAAAGATTGGCTTTGAGATTGATCTTCGGGATATTTTCAGTTTGGCATGTATAGAGATTGAAGGTTGTGCTTATGACGTTGCTCATGATGAAAAGAAGAAGGAGACTTCTTTTACATCAAAGTGGGACAATGCTGGTACGACTTGTAGGAAACAACATAATCCAGTGAAGACAAATTGGATTGTTGATGAAGACTTTTCTTATTTTCTTGGGTTGTGGTTCGGGGATGGTTGTGTCTTTAGTCAGAACACCAAAAGAAACCTTGGGAAGAGAGAGCGGAAATCCAGGAAGGATAAGGTTTGTGATAATCCTATAAAGAAGAGTAAGAACCGGATTCGGGGAATCACTTTCACTTTTGGGACTCACGAGGATAAGCTAATTAAGTTTGTATCAGAGTTTGGGGAAAAGTGTTTTGGTATCGTTGGAAATATCAATAACAGCAATGCTTCCAATACTACACAAATTACTTTTCATAGTGCTGTTATTGGATATGCCTTTGAAAGTCTTTTTGGTCGGTATTGTGATGGGAAAAGGCTTCCTTCTGACATCTATGAGTGGGATGGAGTTTTAGTTAAGAAGCTGATTCAGGGTTTGATTGATTCAGATGGGACCATTACCAAGGATGGTGGGATTTATGTCACTTTAGCCAATACTGAATTGGTGAAGAGTTTCTATTACCTTTGTCGTTCTTTTGGTATTCCTGCTGGTCTTCGCCCAATGGGTTCCAAAATTTCTCAGATTAACTTTCCATGCTCTAATATCTTTGCTGAAAACTCTCTTAAGTCTTATGAGGATAAGAGGGTTGAGAATGGTTTTAACAAGGCTCTTTCTCCGGCAAAGGACCTTATTGAAATTGATGGTAGACTCTTTGCGAGGATTGACAAAAAGGCATTATATAATGGCTCAGATGAAAGAGTCTACAATATCGGGGTTGACAATGACCATTCCTATGTGGTAAATGGTGTTGTCTGCAAGAACTGTTTTGTTGTGGAATCTCCGGAGGACAGCTATGGAGGAATTTTAAAGACAGATCAAGAGTTGGTTCAGATCATGAAGCGGCGTGGGGGAGTTGGTACTGATATTAGTACTATTCGCCCAAAGAATTTGCCAGTAAACAATGCTGCTATTACGACTGATGGTATTGAAGTCTTCATGAAGAGGTTCAGTAATACGACTCATGAGGTTGCACAGAATGGACGTAGGGGTGCATTGCTTCTTGGATGCCATTGTTTGCATCCTCAGATTGGGACTTTCATTACAGTAAAGAGGGATAGGAAGAAGGTAACTGGTGCAAACATTTCGGTAAAATGGACAGATGAATTTTTAAAGGCTGTTGAGAATGATGGGGAAGTTGTTTTAAGATTTCCTGTTGATAGTAAACCTGAAGATGCGATTTTTAGGGAGACTGTCAAGGCTAAGGAGATTTGGACTGAGTTTGTTAGATCGGCTCATGCTTCTGCTGAGCCAGGGTGTTTCTTTTGGGATACTGTTATCCGCCAGTCCATTTCTGATTGTTATGCTTCCGATGGTTTTGCTACTATTTGTAGTAATCCATGCGGTGAGATTCTTATGAGCATGAATAATTCTTGTCTTTTGATGGCTTTGAATTTGGTTGGCTTTGTGAAGGATATGTTTAAGAAATCGGCTAAGTTTGACTTTGATGAGTTTGGGGATGTTGTCCGAAAGGCGACTCGTTTGATTGATGACTTGGTTGATCTTGAGATTGAGAAGAACGAGAAAATTCTTGAGAAGATAAAGAATGATAAGGAGTCTGATTCCATTAAGCAGGTTGAGATGAATCTGTGGAAGAATGTCATTCATTACTTAAAGAAGGGCAGGCGGGTTGGTTTGGGTGTAACGGGTCTTGCTGATATGCTTGCTATGATTGGGATCAAGTATGATTCTGATGAGTCTATGAAATTCATTGATAATCTGTTCAGCATTTTCCATGCTGAGAATTTCCGGGAGCAGGCGATTTTGGCTAAAGAGCGTGGTGCTTTTGAGTGTTGGAATTGGGAGAAGGAAAAGGATTGTCATTACATTAAAATTCTTCCTACTGATGTTCAGGAATTGGTTAGGCTTAATGGAAGAAGGAATATTTCTTCTACTACTTGTGCTCCGGTTGGGAGTCTTTCTTGCTGTACTCAGACTAGTAGTGGGATTGAGCCGGTGTTCAGAAGGTCTTATCAGAGACGGAAGAAGCTTTCTTTTGAAGAGGAGAAGAAGGGCATTAAGCCTGATGATATTGATACCGATGGGAACAAGTGGATTTCCTTTGAGGTGTTTCATGAGGGTTTGAAGAAGTGGATGGAGGTTACAGGGAAGACAGACGTTAAGGAGAGTCCATATTATGGTTGTGACTCTTCTGAGATTTCTTGGAGCAATCGGATTAAAATCCAGGGAATTATTCAGAAGTACATTACGCACAGCATTAGTTCAACGATTAATTTGCCCAAGGATACTACTGAGGAAGTGATTTCGGCAATTTATCTTGAGGGCTGGAAAGCTGGGTGTAAGGGGTTGACTGTTTATCGGGATGGTTGTCGGGATGGTGTTTTGATTTCAGAAGAGGTTCAGGCAGAGAAGAAGGGTGTGGATAAGGAAGGGAGACCCTTAGAGATTTCGGTTACTCCTGCTCCTAAGCGTCCTGAATCTTTACCTGTTCATGTTTATTCTTACAATCTAAAGGGAGCAAAGTGGATTTTCTTTGTGGGTTTGTTTAATGGGAAGCCATATGAGATTTTCGGAGGCAAGGAAGAGTTTATTACTTTGCCGAAGAAATACATTAAGAGCAATGAGACGAAGAATGTTTGGATTCTTAAGGAGAGGAAGGAGAAGGGTTGTTGTCAGTATTCTGTAGTTCTCGGGTCTCTTGATAAGACCAATGAGGATTATCAGAAGATTGATGACATTGCCAGTCTTTTCCCTGCTGAGATGGGGACTCCTACTCGATTGATTTCTGCTTTATTGCGCCATGGGATGCGTATTCAGGATATCATTGAGCAGTTGAAGAAAGTTCCTCAAGAGGATTCGATGTTCACTTTTGAGTCTGGGGTTCGTCGTGTTTTGAAGAATTATGTTTTGGATGGTGTTCAATTAAAGGAGAAGTGTAAGGAGTGCAGTGGGGACATGGTGTATGAGAATGGTTGTGCTTCTTGTAAGAATTGCGGTTATTCAAAGTGTTCGTGAGGGGTAGCAGTAAAACAAAGGAGAGTAAGATGAGAATGTTCATGGTCATGGGTGCTCTGGTTCTGGCGTTGTTTGGTGCTGGTTGTGCGACAACCGGTGGGAGTACGGGAGAGACAAGCAATAAGGTTTGGACTTATAACCTTCAGATGTCTCTGGCTCGTTCTGGTGGTGACGTTGCCATGACAATGGCACTGGATCAGGGTGTTGACAAGGTTGATGCTGTTCGGCTTTGTGATGCCCTTATTGCCTTCTTGAAGGGAGGGGACGTTACCGTTGCTGCTTTCAATGCCAAGGTTGCGGATCTTACGGCTAAGAGTCCTCAGTTTGGAAAGTTTGTTAATAAGTTGAATTCGGCTGTTCCTCTTGGCTTGGGTAAGGCTGAGCAGATTCCTCCTGAGGTTAAGGACGTTCTTCTGTCCTTCTTGGAGGACGGTGCTGTTTACGGGGCTGGGAAGTATAAGGACGGGATGAAGCTGAAGATGGTGAAGGCGAATGAGGCTGTGAAGCCTTAAGGTTGGCTTATTATTCGAGCATAAAGGGTTAGAGTTGGGGTTTCCTGACTCTAGCCCTTTTGTTTAAAAGCCAAATTGGGCGGTATAATAAATGTGAAGATGTTTGGATTTTTGAAGGATTTTAGTAATAAGAGACAGAAAGGGAATGGTTGTTAATGAAGAAAATGATTTATGTGCCTAAGGGTAGGGCTTTGGAGTATAGTCAGTTGGCTTGTGATCTGATTGAGGGTTGTGAGCACAAGTGTAAGTATTGTTATTGTCCGAAGACTTCAGGAGTTTCTCCTGAGGATTGGGCTTCTGATTTGAAGATTAGGGATGGATTGGTTGATAGCTTCAAGAAGGAAGCGGTTAAGCATCGGGGAGAAGAGAAGGAAATTTTGTTCAGTTTCAAATCAGACATGTATCAGTCTGAAGAGACGGCTTCTTTGATGGGGGAGATTCTTCCTATTTGTGAAGAAAACAAGTTAAAGATTCAGGTTTTGACGAAGGCTGGATTTCGTCTTGCAAAGCACTTTCATTATTTTGTGAGGAACAATTGGAAATTTGGAAGTACAATTATTTTTGTATCGGAGAAATTGAGAGAGCAGTGGGAACCCGGTGCTCCTTCCATTCAGAGTCGTATGGATGCGGTGAAGAAGGCAAGTGATTTGGGGATTTTCACTTGGGTTTCGATTGAGCCAGTTGTTGATACGGAAGAGGCTTTTGAGGTTATGATTGCTTTGAAGCCTTATGTTTCGTTGTGGAAGGTTGGGAAGTTAAATCATTTTCCTGAGATAGAGTCAAAAATAGACTGGAAAAGGTTTTTAATGGAAACCAAGAATATTCTTA